CACCCCCACCAGGTCCACCACCACCAGGTCCACCTCCACCAGGTCCACCACCACCAGGCCCCCCTCCACCAGGTCCACCTTCTCCGGGTCCACCTTCACCAGGCCCACCCGGTCCACCTCCACCCGGTCCACCACCGGTAGTATTTAGTCCACCACCGCCCCCAATACTATTCATACTACCGCCTCCAGTACTACTCATACCGACTCCACCGCCAGTCATTCCACCTCCTCCCGTGCTACCTCCTCCCGTGCTTGTCATTCCACCACTAACCCCTCCACCTCCTCCAGTAGATGGGGGAGGATTATTCATAATAATATATTTTTCTTTCTATTTTGAAATATATTTTTAAAGAAAATTATGTAAAGAAATAAAACAGATGAAAGTAATTCATTGCTCAATATGGGGTGATATCGAAGTGGATGATCTTGCCCATTCCTTGTTAGATACGTGGACATTTCAACGTTTACATTATATCCGACAAACTGGATTCGGATATAAAGTATTTCCTACGGCCCAGGTATCTCGATTTTCTCATTCTCTCGGTTGTTATTACATTACACGTCGACTCTTACAAGAAATACAACGTCGTCAACCCGATGAAATCGATAAAATACCCGCTCGTGTTCTTCAACTTATCCCCATCGCCGGTTTATGTCATGATGTTGGTCATGCCGCCTATTCTCATTGGTTTGACCGATTGGCCCATACACTTTTAGAAAAGGAAGAAGACATAAATCAACATCATCTTCCAAACACGTTATGGCATCATCATGAAGAAAGGGGTATGGATATTTTGAAACACACCCTCTCCGAGTTGAGATCATCAGAAAGACGAACAATATCAATATACCCTCTTTCTAACATTTCTACCATGTTATGGCAAGAGGGAGATGAAAATATTCTACAAAAATTATTATTGGGTCCTCATGAACATTGGTATGAACATTTAGTGACCAATCCTAAAAGTTCGTTGGATACCGATAAACTCGATTATATTATTCGTGATGTGCACCAATTCGGTTTGGAAAAGAATATGGGAAGTTTGGACGTATCTCGACTATTTACCCATTGTAAGGTCATGAACAATGAAATTTGTTATTCGGAACGAATTCGAGATGATATTGAACATATTTTTTATCTTCGTTCTCGTCTTTATCGACATATTTATCAACATCCGACCATACGTCGTTTTGAAGATGAAATGATGAAAAAAGCATTATCCAATCCTTCCGTTTGTGAAAATATTCTCAACATTTTATTACAAAAAGATATTTCAGAATTTTTACGGTTGACCGATGAAGTAATGATGGGTCTTATTTTTACACCATCGGAACGACAACTTTTTGAATGTCGCCAATGGACTGTTCCTAAACCTGTTTCCTTTGAAGGGCAAGATCGCCATAAACTACAATCTGAATTGGCCAAGAAGAATATCCAATATTATTCACGAAAAGAGGTAACTCCTCGTGTTTAATCCTTATACACTCTAATACACTCTATTCAATCAATGGAATAATTATAATACCTCTTTATTCCGTGTCTACATTTTCTCCCTCCTCCTCCGCATAATATTTTTTTTCCTTCAAAAATTTCGCCAACCGTTTTTTATCTTCTTCATCCGTCAAATCCGTTGCAAATGCCTGGTTAGGTTCTTGGTACCCCACATGATCTTCTCCTGGTGTTCCCGCTAAACTATCGTCTGAAACCGGAAAGGATGCTGTTTCAAAATTCTGTCTCGGATGACCATTAATTACAGCACCCCCTAATGATGTACCTCCAGGAATAATGGCTCCACCCAAAGAGGTATTATAGCCACTTCCAACATAATTCGCCCAATTACTATAACTCATCGTAATGGGGGCTTCATAGGTTTCTTTTAAAGATCGAAACGTATAAACAGATTTTTTCGACATACTCTGATCGAGAATCAATTACCGTTCTTTTTTATTCTAGAATAAAAAATAAATCTTGAAAAATATATATCATCGAAGAGAGTCGAAGAGAGTCGAAGAGAGTCGAGGACATACATGGAAGGGAGAAAATAATCGTCATGTTTTTAAAAAATTTCAGATAAGAACTTGTGGTATTGAATGAAACAAGGAGAGATTGATGAACCTACTTCCAAAATGTACACTATGTACGCAATGTCATAAAGAAACGAATGGTGGTGTACCCATTGTCGCCATGACCAAGACTATTCTAGGATCATTCTTCTATTCCTTGCAGTATTTGGAGGTGAAACTGGTTCACCATTTCAATTTAGAAAAGGATATGAATACAACCATTTGGATGCGTGGGTTTGTTGGAATCATAGTTTCTCTTTTCTTGATTTGTATACTACAAATTAGACCATGGTATGGAAAAAACATAAAAGGTCTACTCCTTCGAGGAATGTTTGGTTCATTCTCCATACTATGTTCTTTTCATTCATTGATTTATTTACCCTTATCGGTTGCCACCGTATTTTTTTCCTTGACACCGCTTTGGATTGCCTTGTATTGTTTTTTATACAACATCGAAAATGAAAACCTACAAGATACGGGTTCTACATGGAAACCCAAATACACCTATAGTTGTCTATGTTGCTTATCCGGTGTCGTCGTCATTTCCATTCCACTTTGGTTCAAACAAGAAGACTATTGGATGATTCAATCGATGGGAAAGGGATATGTGTATGCTCTATTTTCATCTTTATTTCAATGTGCGGTGAATGTATCAATCTTATCGTTACAAAACGAACATCCCTTGGTCACGTCTCTCTATGCCATGACACAAACACTTCTTCTTGTCTCTTTATGGGGATACCAATTTTTTCCCCAAGTTTCCAAACTGTTTTCTAATTTTGGAGTCAATATTCCAACATTACTTTTTTATTCCATGGGTGTTTGTAGTTTATTAGCACAGACCTTGAAAACATGTGCCCTTCAAACATCGAAAGGCTTAACAATAATTGTGTTACGATATGTGGATATACCATTGGCGTTACTTTGGGATTTAGTTTTGCTTCATCATCGTTTTTCCATCTATGAAATTGTTGGAATAAGTTTGATCGGTATTGGATTGGGAATTTATTTTTTTTAAAAATATTTTTTAAAAAGTATTAGAAAAGAGATTCATTGATAAAATTAATATTATTATTCTATCAACATTACTATGCCTTATATAATTCGAAAATTACCAAAAAGGGAAATGTACCGAGTGACAAATTCCGAAACCAAAGAAATCAAGGCCAAGGAAACGACACTTGAAAAAGCCAAGGCCATGGTGAAATTATTGAATGCGGTCCAACATGGATGGAAACCGGATCCTACGTATAAGAAGAAATAAGAAAAAAAAAGTCATGCTTATAATAAAGTTTACATTATTGGAACCCATCAAACTTTAAAAGGTGGCGGTGAAATTGTATCCTAATTCTTCAAAAAGAGAACGAGTAATATCGTCATGATAATATTTCCGATCAATGGTTTTTAAAATATTGAAATCTTCCTTTTTACATGGAAAACGGTGTCGACGAAGTAATTGAAACAATACATACTGAGTATTGATAAAATTTTTTCGTTCTAAATTTCGATATTTACGATCATAAAGATTCGTAAGAGCATCAAAGTCTTGAAGTAGTTTGTTTTCAATCGAACTCAAATCGGGAGGAACGATACCTGATAAGTTGGAATGAATCAATACAATATCTTCATAATGTTTGGTGTGATTGGTTTCTTTCAAAAAAAGTAAAATATGTTCCTTGGTAATTTTCTGAAAGGCCTCGTCCTTCGGAAGGTCCTTCCAATCTTCGGGGATGAGATCGTGTTGACGAAATTGAAAGATCAAATCGTCATATACTTTCTTATCAATCGTCGAGTTTTGTTTTCCTTGAAACTGATTGATACAGTCTTTGAAATGAGTGATGCGATCGTATTGGTATTTACTGGTGATATTCACACGATCAATATCTTTATAACAAATCACCGAGGCTTTGGAAAATTCAGACGTGACTCCACAATTCTCACAAGTCATGAGTCCATCGGTCATAATAAACAATGCATTCTCTTCTTCACAATGTGCACATTTACTACCCCCTTTGGTCGATAACATAGTGTTGCTAGTATTTATCGAATCACCACTAAAGGATAGACGAATGGAAGGATCTATTTCAGTCGCTGTACTACTCTCTAATTTCAATGAATTTTTAGAGGAAGACGAAGAAGAAGATTTGGGATTTGAGGTGGCGGCTCCCCGAGAGAGTAAATCGTCATACCATTGAGGGAAATATCGTTGCACTAAATTCATATAATCAATGACCAAGGTTTGAAGATCTTCACAATTGGTGGGTGGAGGACGACGACTTCCCATAAAATTAATTTTACCTCGATCTTTAATCATGGTTTTGTATTTATCCATAATTGGTAACGCCTTGATTAAATAAAATGAAAAATGGTGATGGTCTTCCTCTTCGTCTTCTTTCACCATATTCAAAGAATTCGCAGAATTTGCAGAATTTATAGTCGTCGCTGCCCTGGATAAATGAAGAATATTATTGTGTATGGCTAAAATATCCCATAAATTTTTAGAACACTCGCTCTTCATCACCCCTTTTCCTTTTGAAAATAACGAACTTTTGAAACTATTGGATGAACCTGAAACCCCTTCATTGGCAATACTGGAAATATTAATATTATTATTAATTTTAGTCTTATTTTTCTCATTCTTTTGTTTTGTAGGATTGATAGGATTCATCTTTGATGACTTGGTTTGCGATTTCCTCATTTATTTTTTAAATCATGTTTTTTTTTTCAGAGATCAACACATTTTTTTGAAAAAAAAAAAATCTTGTATAGAGATATAGAAAACGATAATTTCTAAACTATTCGAAAATGCAAAATATTCAAAACCAACAAAACTTTTGCACTTTCTCTCAAAATCAACAGCCTTCCATTCTTTCTACCCATCGTGCGTTACTCACGATGGAATGGTATGCTATTCCTTCAACTTGTAAGAATTGCAATTCTTTTATTTTTTCAAATCCCCCAATATGTCCTAATGGACAAAAAGCAACTGGAACCTGGCCTAGTTTTAATTGTAATGGAGTGGAATTTTGTAAAGCAAAGTTTGGCAACACCAAAACAAGAAATACTTGTAACAGTACTCCTAAATGTTGTGATGCTTAAAACCTGTTTGTATAGTATTGTATAAAATACAAAATAAAACGTCCAAAATAAATCCGATAAATTTATTTTTTTCCAAAAATTATATTTAAGATATGGTTTTATACTATATACTACCCAAAAAGTAACCAAACCTGGCTTGTTTGGTTATGTATTTAAATCATTTTTCGGAGATTTGGATATATGATTTTGTGATTTTGTTATGCCGGTGTAGTGTTTTTTTTTCAGAGATCAACACATTTTTTTGGAAAAAAAATCATCTTGTATAGAGATATAGAAAACGATAATTTCTAAACTATTCGAAAATGCAAAATATTCAAAACCAACAAAACTTTTGCTCTTTCTCAACTCCAATCCAAAAACAGCAACATTCCATCCCTTCTTCTTTGAATTCCAACCATCGTGCATTACGATCGATGGAAGGGTATGTTGGATCATGTGCCATAACAAAAATGAATTGTCCTTCTGCTAAGCGTCATAAATATGTTCCCCCAAATAATACTGGAAATACTAAATGTTGTACTGACACAAATGGTAACGGTAGTTGTCAAGATATATGTAGTGCCAATGGTCGAACAAAATCGAACAGTACCAATTGTTCTGGTGCATGTTAATAAATAATGTTATTTGTATATTATATGTTCAACAAGTACAAAAGATTTTACTGGTCAATGTCAGACGACATAATTATAATAAATCATAAATATATATAGATAGTTCATAAAAGGTAGGCACTGGTTGCTCTTAAAAAATTTTAAAAAAATTAATAAAAGAGATATGCAAATGAAATGAATGAATTCCATTCAATTCCATTATTTTTTTTAATTAAAAAAAAATATATTGGGTAAAGATATATAGAGAGATCTATAAATAACAATAAAACAAGATGCAAACTATTCAAAACCAACAAAATTTTTGCTCTTTTTCTCCCAATTTAAACAGCAACACCAATACGTCAATTAGGCTGATGGAGCGTTACTACAGAAATTCGAAAACTTCGGTTTTATTAGACAATGTAGGTTGTCCTTCTGGTTATTTGTATGTTGGTAAGGATAGCAGCAAGGGTCAAATGTGTCAAAAAGATGGTAAAACTTCATTTGCTTGTGATTTGAAAAATGGGACCACTTCAAAAGATAATAAGAAAATGTATTGTACTTATTAAGAATTATCCCAAAACCTTTGGTAGATAAACTTGTTTGTTTTTCTTTACTCAAGGTACAAAGAAAGAATGAAAAACATTGAAATGAATAGAAATGGAAATAATGGAAATAATGGAAATAGAATTAAATGTAGAGTGTTTTTTTTTTTGATTTAAAACAATTCGATGACTATAAAAAAAAAACAAAAAAAAATTTTTTTCTTTGTGAGAATAAAAACTTCCATTCCATTCTAAATAATTTAAAATGGCTCAATACACGACTTCCAATCTTACCTCCGGTTTCATTGATCTTGCCACGTACGACGAACTTGAAAAGTACATGTACGGTGGTCTCGATGCCACGGCCTACTTCGTCCGTCAAACTCGCCGTGCCACTTGGTTCACCCAGGTGCCCGTGGTGCTGTCCCGTGCTTCCGGTACTCCCGGGTTCGGTCAGGACTGGTCGGTGACGATTTCCCGTGCCGGTGATTACCTTCTTTACACTTGGCTTCGTGTGACTATCCCCAAGGTGGTTGCCCCCCCTGCGAGCACTTCGTCGACTTACACCAGCATCAGTCTTGAGGATGGATCTACTGCCAACCATGTCGCCACACTTCTTTCGTGGTCTCCCAATCTTATGCACAATCTCATTCGTGAGTGTGCGATTACCTTCAACGATCTTGTGGCTGCTCGTTTTGATTCTTACCAACTTGATTTCTGGTCTGCCTTTACCACCCCTGCTGGAAAGCAGATTGGGTATGCCAACATGATTGGACAGACCACGGATCTTATTGAGCCCCAGTCGGTGCTTCCCGCCAAGACTCTCAATCTCCCCCTTCCCTTTTTCTATGCTCGTGACAGTGGTGTGGCTCTTCCTACGGCCGCTCTTCCTTACAACGACATGCGTATCAACTTTTCGTTCCGTAACCTGAACGAACTGCTGAATGCTTGGGATGTGTACCAATCCACCACCAACCCCTCTCTCTACATTTACGCCCCCGCTCGTGCCGTCAACTCGTCGGCCGATTACACTGGTGATGTGGGACTCAATTCCAATTGCCAGGTGTGGGCCAACTATGCGATTGTGTCGAATGACGAGCGTAAGAGGATGGCGTGTGCTCCCCGTGATATCCTCATTGAGCAGGTGCAGACCGCTCCTATCCAGTCGTTCAACCCCAACAACTTCAACACTTTCGATATTCGTTTCTCTCATGCCATCAAGGTGCTTTTCTTCGCTGTCCAGAACTACACCGTTCAGTCGTACTGGTCCAACTACACTACTCGTGAGCCTCTTCCTTGCACCGGTGCTGGATCCGATCTCCAGTCCCTCACTCTTGATGGATACTTCCCCGGAACTGACCCCATTGCCGAGACCTCGCTCATTTACGAGAACACCCAGCGTCTTGCCAACATGGGTTCGGACTATTTCTCGCTGGTGGAGCCTTACTACGCCGCCCCTGTGATCCCCAACGTGTGTGGTTACCACATGTACTCGTACTCCCTCGATTTCATCTGCCTGGATCCTCTTGGAAGTACCAACTACGGAAAACTCACCAACGTGTCGATCATCCCCCTCGCATCCACCGATGCCAAGTGTGTGGCTCTCCCCAGCCCCACGGCGATTGCCAACGTGCAGACCACCTGCCCCGACACCAACTGGAAACGTGCTCAACAGTTCCGCTTCATTGTCACCGCAGTCAACAATAACATCATCCGTATCAGTGGTGGTGCTCTGGGTTTTCCAGTTCTTTAGACGATTCGCATTTCCGAAATGTGTTTTGGGTTTCCACAGTTTTTTATTTTGTCAATCAAAATAAAAAAGAAAAAGTAATAGTATTGATTAAATAGTTATTCCTTGTCAAATGCTAGTAAAGTTTCATATTTGCAATTTGATTCATTAAAATCATTATAAAATAATTTTATCATGCTACAGAATCCTATTTGTTTTATTTCCATTACAGTCATCGATAAACTTTTCTGAAGCCAATGTTTCAAAACACGGTATCTTTCTTTATCTTTCTTTATCTTTCTTTATCTTTCTTTAGGAACTATATTATAAACTTTCTTTCTTTTCAACCCATATTTCAATATTTCAATCCATATTTCAATATTTCAATCCCATTCATGATTTGAATATTTGGAATTTTAAAATTTTAAAATTTTAAATATATTCGAGGAGATCTCGAAACACATCTGAATTTTTCATGGACCAAACTTGATGAAGAATTTCCTGTGTCGCCAAGGTTTTTGAATCGGTTATTTCTACTTTTCCACCAGGAACGGCACTTAATCCCTCGGTGGGATACAGGACTCTTGGAAGGTTGTCGATACGATTCTTGATCGGTGTGGGGAGATGATCGATGGAAGTCCGGTCATGTTCATAAACATGTTCGTTAATGAAATGAGCATCGTACAACATTCGACCTTTATGAAGAAAATAAAGACTACTATATTCTGTCATTATTAATGAAAAAATATCATTATACATACTTTTCCTATCTTCCGGTACACCTGCTGATTTAAGTTTTCGCTGAAGATACTGTGAATAAGTTTCTTTCGTAATGCTTGGTTTTAGGGTATCCGCACCATTTTCAATAAGGAATTTTACTATTGTGTACTTGAATTTGGGGGTAACATACCCATCACCATACCAAATAGCGGTCCAAAATGGAGTCATGGAATAAGGACCTTCCGATTTTATCACAAGCGGGTCGTGGTGAAGGAATGTCTTCAACATTTTCAGTAGTTCTTGTTCTGTCCCATAATGGTAACCTTGTTTTATTGCAAATTCAAAGATGGATTTATTTTTTGTTTTATATTTGGCACCGGCGTGTAGAAGAATCTCCACGAGATCACTGCGATGTAGTACGACAGCAATAGAAAGGGCGTTGTATGGGATTCTATTGCAATTGTATGGGATTCTATTGCAAATTTTAGGCTTGGTAAAATCACATTCACCATCAATATCACCACAATTCTCCTTGATAAAAAGACGAAGAAGGTCCGCCGTACAATCCAGAGACACGGCGGTGGCGATCAAACTGCGTCCCTCCTTAAGAGCAGCAAGTTTCTTAAACTGTTTGATATTCGGGTTCTTCAAACTTCGTTTCACTCGTTCGAAAAAACTCATGGGCGCCATAGTTGCAATTGATACTTGAAATTGATACTTGCAATCTTTATTCTGATATCTTTATGAATGAATCTATAATGAACGTTCATTATAGATAAAAATTATGGATAAAAAAAAGTAAAAGAATAGTCATCTTTAGATGGTCAATTCCTATATATAATTCCTATATATGATTATATAAATATGAGGACCATTTTTTATTTTACTGGTACAAGGAATAAAATCAATTTTATACATCATCAACGATCTTTTCATGGAAAGAATTTGATAAGGAATTCAAGGAAAAAGAGATCAATGAAAAAGGAGAGATATAAACGTATTGGGATATCATCGGTGGAACATTTTATTTTCCTTCGACGACGATTTAATTTTTTCTTGGTCTTTTCGATACGGTACACGAAATAGAAGGATCAGAGCATTATATAAGCTTATATAAGCATTTCTTCCTAAACCAAAATAAAAGAAAGCGGTTACCTAAAGAATGATACGAAAATGGATCACGCATTCTATCTCCTATTATAAACTGGCAGACAGTCCGGTGTATGTGGAGCCGGATGAAGATATGCTTTTATTGCGTCTAGATTATGCGGGCTTTTACTTTCCACGTATTTATTTTCTAAAGTTTGACATGATTCGAACCATTGTCACGACGGAGATGCGTTGTGAGACCCGAAAGAAGGAGTTTGAAATCGTCACAGGAGATATAAATACAAATCGTATAAAAAGGGTGGACTGTATCGATTTGACCAAAGATTTCTTAGAAAAGGCCATGGTAGAACAAATCAACTTTCATGAATTTCCGACGTTCATGTTCCACCTCCTCGAAGGGAATACCTATGAAATGAAGAAATATAAAGAGTGCTACCATCCACTCCTCCCCTTTTTCGAATTCGTGGGCTTGGACGCAACCTATTTAGACACTCTTCGATAAAAACCTTTTTTTGGAAAAAAAAAGGTATACCAAAAAAAGGTATGCAAAGATTTTGTTGCACAAAATTCCCAACACAGCAAAGCGTTTTTGTGTCTGGATATAAATTTCGAGGAATTTTTGAAAAATATTCTAAAAATTAATTTTTTGAACAATTGGCAATCCAATCAAGGTATCTTTTACCACTCCAAAGTTGACTATTTTTTATCGAAAAAGATAAAAAATGCCTCCGAACCTCAAATGAAAATACAAATCCAAAAGATACAATCAATCGTTCATGTCAAAAAAACATTTGAAATTGATTTAAGTATTTCTTAGGTAATATATACCCACCGATAACTCAATTGGTAGAGTACCCGACTGTAGAGGTGAACAAAACGGATATCGGGCGGTCGTGTGTTCGATTCACACTCGGTGGAAAAGAAAATATCAAATACTTTTTATTTGATATTATTGCAACGGAATGAACGATACTATGAAACAAAATAGTCATAACGAGTATAAAGAGTATAACGAGTTTGTAATTAAAATTCATTATTTATTCCAGCCCTTCACAACCTAGAATCACACCGCTCTTACCGATTTCGGTTTCTTGAGTCGGGTAATCATATTATAATAACCCTTTGAGAGAGTATCTATATTTTTGGTGCCTTTCTACATTCATTCTTATTTGTAAAAGGTTAATGAACAAGAAGAAGAATTAACATTTAAAAAATATGTCGATGTTCTTTGAAGAGTAGTAGGCTTTGTGCATGTACTAAACGATGTTGGACCTCTATAAAAATAAAAAGTAGCACCAGAATCACTATAATTTGGAATATTATTTCCGTAAACCATATCATCAGCATTTGATAAGGCCTTACATTGAGTAGGTATTTTAACTGTACCATTACTATTTTTGCCAAATGCATAATTTTTAGGACAAGAATAAAATCCCATTATATTTATATATTGTATAAAATTGAGAGAATACTATTTATTTCAACTTCTCTACTATATTGTAATAAGAGGCACCAGGCTCATCATAAATAATTTGGAATACTCTCTCTTTTGATACCCAAAATCGTGATTTTTTACCAATCTTGTTTTTGTTGTTTAGTGGAAAGTGTGGGGGGTGAAGATGGTGATGACCACATTTCATATTGTTTTCGTTGTTGTTGATCAGGAAAGAAAAGATGAGGATAAGGTTGTATAGAAGAAGAAAAAGGTTTTTGTAAAGTAGAAGATTCAAGTGCTTTATTTGCCATTGCGGTGATTTTTTGTTGTTGTCGTTGATGTTCAAGTTGTTTATGATATCGTCTTGTCTGTTGAATGAATTTCATTACATCATGTCTTGTCAAATATTTTTCTATATCATGAACATGTCGACGTGATCCGGATATTTTCAAACCGATCAACTCTTTTTTTGCTTTTTGATCGTGAAAAGGGAACGGAATGACGGGGGTAATTTTCACTGGAAGATGAAGAGTTTCCAAAAAATAGTCCTTAAGAAAAGATAATGAATCCGCAATGACACGATGTTTTGCCGAATCATTGGGAATATCTCGTAAGAATTGATGAGAAAACGGAATATGGATAAAGACTTCACGATTTCCTCGTTTGGCATCAAATTGATGAACTGTTCGAATATATCGAAAGTATCGAGGATCTGTTTCTTGTCGTTGATCCATCTTTTTATTTCTTTGTTTCTTTCTTTCTTTCATTCAAAATAAGAAAAAAACATCTTTTTTTTTTCATTTCTTTCTCATATTATTATATTATCATATTACCATATTATATAATCATATTACCATATTTCATCCTTTATTGATTTTCATTGGGAGTGGTGTGAAAGAGTTCGTTTAAAATAAGTTTAATATTGGAAAGTAATTGTGTTTGAAATTGCATAAAGACAAAAAAGGAAAGTACAGTCCCTGTTATTTCTTTTGGTTTTCGAGTCCAATCAAAACCGCCGTGGTCGGAATTTCTACGTAACTTTGAAATACCCAACATAATCAACCCAAAAAAATATTCCGTCACATTACGTAAGAAATAAAAGGTAATGTAAATGATATAAATTTCTAAAAACGTAATCAAAATACGTGTCCAGTTGGAAGTAATGGCTCGATTAAAATAATGGAAAAGCCAGTTCATAAAACACGAGACAAGAGTATAAAAGACAAGTTGACATAAACATAAAAAGAAAAGTTGAATTAATTTTCGCCATAGACTATCTATATATTTCGCCTTTTTTTCAGAATCTACTATTATTTTATTCGGGGATTGGAACGAGACGGTGGAAGGCGTTTGTGCAAATGCTTCCATCTATCTTCTATCTCGTGATTTATATTTAATATAAAATTAATGACGCTTTTTTTTTGAAAATAAATAAAAAAAAAATAAAAATGTATCCTTCTCTTGGGAATGTTCCTCTTTCAACAGTTGTTACAAAAACCACATCAAGACGAATTACCTCAAACTATCTATCTCAATAAATTTTTTTTTTTAGTGATGAAATAAAATAACAACAAAAATAACAACAAAAATAACAACAATGTCTCTTTATAAAAAAGTTATTGACCCTGTATACTTTTCTAGGGTCGCTTTTATATTTCTAATATATTGTGTGGTGTCGAGTGGATATATTACTGAAATCCTTTCATGTCAGATGCGTCAAATGTTTGAAACAAATCTTTATTTTAGACATTGTATCGGTGTTTTGATGATTTTCGTATTTATTATGATGGAAGGCGGGTGGAGTTTTAATACGGAGATTGATAATGCCGCTTCCAATAACTGGGCAAGTGGAAATGTAATTGATTCATTGATACTTGCATTTTTCATTTATATCATCTTTCTAATCAGTAGTAAAAGTCAAATTCGACCGAATTTGATATTTATGTCGGTAATATTTATCATTTACTTTATGAATACTCAGCGTGAATTTTGGAAAGTTCGTAATACGATTTCGGAACAAACCGATAAAAATATTTTAATTATGGAATATATCTTATGTGGATTTGCCGTGATTACATTGGTATACGGATTTATTGACTATATCAAGTATCAAAAAAGAGAACGTGGAAATACGTTTGAATGGGGAAAGTTTATGTTAGGTGGTCATAAATGTCATAGTTTAATAAACAAATAAAAATATTCATGAAACCATAGTTTGTATGTTGACATAAAATTTAAAATGAAATAAAATTTTAAATTTAAAATTTTATTGACGGAAGGTCTATATTTTATTTTATTTTATTTTTTTTTTATGCAAAACAAGTCCTTCTTTTTTTCATCAATCGTTTCTTTCTTCCAGGTTCGATCCTTAACAAGTTGATGGGCTTGGTATGATATTTCATCCATGTGTAATGATAGATGATGAAGGACCCAATTCCATTGTAGTTGAAATAAATGATCCATCATATCATGGACTCGTGTTTTGGAAGATTCAGAAAGAAGAGATGGAAGTCTTGATTCGACATGAATGGAGGATATGGATGATGATGTAGTTGAACCCTGAGGGTTCTCTTTTTCCTTTTCATTGCCGGGGAAAGAAAAGGAGAATCCATAGACCGTAATCATCGTATATAAAAGTTGATCGATGCGTTTCCAATCTCCGGATGCCCCAGTGGTCATATTCAATGTACCCAACACAAGGGATTCGGCGATACGTCCTCCCATCAGCGTACGAATAGTATCCAACAAATGATTCACATTCGATAAAACATGTCCTTCTTTTTCATCCCAATCAAAACGAGTGTATCCCAGTGTATGAGGGGAAGGACGTGTTATTGAAACTTCAATGGCCGGTGAATGATAGGGACAATAAAAACTTGTGTAAAGATGACCCAATTCATGAACCGCAATGGCATACAATGTATCATAAGGTGTATTTTGGAGCACTTGTTCTTGTTGTTCTCTATCTTCAGCAGAGGCACCGTAGGCGATTTGAAGAACAACATTTTCAAGATCGTGAAAAGAAAAGGAGTCGTCACGTTGATTTTGAATCCATGAAAGTGTGGCTTGGTTTAATACATTTTCCAATTCAGCACCGGAGAACCCATGGGTGATTTTTGCGATTTTTTCAAGAATATCCTTTTTATTGTTTAGAGAAAATGGTTTTTGGTCCGAATGTAAATAAAGAATTTCTAAACGGGTTTGGTAGGAGGGAAGAGGAACATGAATCAGTTTGTCTAAACGCCCCGGTCGAAGTAAGGCTTCATCCAAAAGTTCTTTTCGATTGGTACTGGCAATCACAAAAACGGGAAACTCTTTCGAAAAGAAACCATCCATTTCCACCAATAAAGCATTCAAGGTACTATCCCGATCTTTTCCACCACTACTTTCTTCGGAAGAACGTTTTCGTCCAATACTATCAATTTCATCAATATATATAATAGTAGGTGCCATCTTTCGAGCCAAGGCAAAAAGTTCACGAATCCGAGCCGAACCGACACCGACATATTTTTCTTGAAAATCGGATCCACTGGTTACCATATACGTAATATTAAAGCCAAGTTGAGAAGAAATATGGTGGGCAAAGGAACGAGCGAGTAATGTTTTACCCGTTCCAGGAGGACCATAAAGTAAACAACCAGAGGGAAGACGCACATTCCATTCACGATAGTCTTGAGGATGAGTCATGAAATGAGCCATATGGAGAAGTTCCTTTTTAACTTCTGGATATCCAGCAATCGCATCAAATCCATTTTTTTCTGTAGGACGACGACTTTCACTTGAAAGAAAAGAATTAAAAATAAAAAGAGAATACAAGATTCTTGTTATAATATTCATTTTATGATTTTTATTTTTGTCGGAAAAAATAAAAAAAAATATTTTTGAAACGCACTACATTTCTAAAGAAGGGTAATAATATTGAAAAATAGAAGAAGAATAGATAAAAATAAAAATGATGTTCATCTTATTGGGTTATAGATAAAAATAAAAATATAATCATTAGATTTCATTCGATCTCTCTCATTCAGGTATTGTATTATCATTATGTTTTGAATAATAATGATAATAATGATAATGACTGATTCATTTTTTTTTTGATATTTGAAATTACAGATTTCGAGCTCGATTTCGTGGATTATAAAATGGATACATTACCGGATGAGATTATTGTCCAAAGTACATGTCTCTTGGATTGGGAAAGTCTAAATGCAATGACGACGGCATCCACTCATTTACGGGATTTATCGTTGCAGCATATAGAATCATTGGAGTGGTCTTCGTTTTCATCGGTGCAGCCGGATAATCCGTATCGCAAAATCCCCAATACACGTCAATCCATGATATGGTTCATTCGTAATATACCACATCTTTCTCGATTAAAGTCTTTTACCTATCGTGTTCAATCCGTATGCTTTCCCTATTTCTTTCATCTCTTTCTCGAATATATTCATAAACAAAATAAACAAAATAAACAAAATATAAAATCGTTAAACACCATTCACAATCTTTCTCTTCCCTTTCAATTGACGACACTGATTTTAGAATATGAAGGGAATCATCCTGGTCTCTCCTTATTATTAGAACAGCATCATCGAACACTTTGTACGTTTGAATTTTCAACAAGGTCCGTCGAGACATTAAAACTTTTATGTCCTCCTTCTTCCACTTCTTCTATCGTCTTTCCATGTTTGGATAAACTTTATCTCAATATCCTCAATATGTATATTCCGGACGATTTTAATTTCTCCTTGCGGGAAATATTGGATGAACTATTTACATCCTTTGCACGTTCGGGGACGTTACGACATTTAGTGTTTCAGGTGAATGAGGAAGAGAATGCCATAGATGTTGTTAAAATCCTTCAATGTTATGGAGTAAGTCTTTTGTCATTGTGTTTACGTGGAATGGAAGAGGGTGATTCCTCGTTATCCTCTTTATCCTCGTTGTCCTCTTTGGTGGCATTTCCGTTTCCTCATTTGGAAACATTTATTTTGGATGGGCATGATGACTATGATACGTTGTTTTCTCCTGTACAAAGTATACCGTTTGTGTCGCATTTTATCGTACCGACATTGAAAAAGTGGGTGTCGGAAAAAATATCGACTCCATTATTTCGAAAAATCACCACCACCTGTCATCATCTCCTTCATTTGGAACTTAGTTCAGAATACAATACTTATTTTATGTCTACACCCATTAGTGCCATGGATTTTTATTTTTTTCTTTCCCATACTCGTATTCCTTTTCTCGAAACATTGAGTGTTCCCTTTTCGGTTTTTTGTTTCTCTGATAATTGTTATCCATTGAGGACATCGATACAACATGTGAAAAATATTAAAATATTTGATAGTTGTTTTCTTCCATCTGACATCTCGCCCATAAAACAACTGGGACGAATCTTAACAAACTGGAAGGTGGACAAGTTGGAGTGGGATGTCCATTACAGGATGCAAGAGGAATATGAGGATAATCAAATCAGTGTTGTGGAAAGAATATGGTTGAATGAACAGAAAGAAATAGGGGTGATCCAAAGTATGACGACTTTCCCATGTATCCCTGTTCTTCATATGTCCACACCTCTCTCCATGGCCCAATGGACGTGGATAACATCCAAGTGTAATCCTCGGAATCCTGGTCCTCTTCTCCGAGAATGGGAAATGTGGATACATTTTCAAGAGGTGTGGATTCTGGTTTCATTTATGGAACAGTGGCATCATTCCCTGGAGCATTTTACAATTTACTATTTACGTGATTTTAGGAATATAGAGAATAATTCGTATACGGATCTAGAATATTTTGAGATTTATATTTCGAGACTATGTTCTTTTCTAGACTGTTTTTTGTCGTCTTCAGTGACCTTTCCACGTCTTCAGACACTCCGCATTGTGATGAATGCCTGTAATTCAAATACTCACGAATCTATTGCGTCTTTCCCCGGATATGAAGACTGGGAAAAACGGATTCATCGTCAATGCCCCACATTACAACAATTGGAATTAGGTTGGATGAAATGAGTAGAGGTAGTATAGATTATATATTCATTTGTACTATTCATTTGTACTATTCATTTATTCTATTCATTTATTCTATTCATTTTATGCCTCTATGCAAATAATAAAAATGAAAGTCGGTGGTATCATGAAGACTCAAAAGAAGAAGATTTACTATCTATCATCGATCCCATTATCTATCCCATCGGTCCTTATGTTTTTGGAACGTTCACAAACCTCTCTTGTTCATCGTATTTTAGAAGGAATCAGTGCGGGGTTGTCCTTTTTTGTGGTGGGACTTTATCAACAACATGATCGATGGTTGTGGATAACTTATTTTGTTCATTGGTGTTTTGCATTTTATTTTCATCTGACCTATTCGATGTCTGGTCATATGGCGGATCGAGAAATGATTCGAGTCTTGATTGGAGAACGATTACAACGAGTCGACTCTATTTCTACGAAAATAGTTCGATGCTGGTATATTTTCCAACCGACGACCAAGGATGTACGAATCATGGCGATCTTTGCGACGCTTATTACGGCATGGAGATTATCCTCATGGTATTATTTAGTGTATCACGGAATGGCTCTTGTATGTAATTTCATGTCGGATGTCTTGATTCATGGACATGGAAGTACGTTGTTTAATATTTTTTTTCATGTCTTTCTTGCCATGGCGACTGGGTTGGAAACGGTCATTGAATCTTCTCCTACGGGTGTGATCCAATTGGTGATGCGATATGCCTGTTGGTTTATGGCAATTCTTCGAATAATGGATGGATTTACCCAATGGCCAGAGACTAAAATGTTTCGAGTATGTACATTGACATGTGCTCTTGTTCTTTCCCCAATCGGATTGTATGAATGGATAAAAAAGATAATGACCTCAACAACATTCGCATCGACGACGATTCCCTATATAGAGACCCCCTATACTGATATTGAATTGATGTTGTATGATCGTCCTCCTCATGTAGAGGAATTGGATTATCGTATTCATAGTTTATGTTGTTATCTTGCGTATGTCATGGTGGATACCTATCTTGGAATAACACGTTTTCCCGACTATTTTCGATGGTTGGAAGGATTGATTCATCATGGACTTACGGGAGCGGTGGCCTTTTTCTGTATTTTTACAGGAAATACGTATCCGGGATGTGTGGCCATGATTGCCGAACTACCCACAATTATCATGACGCTTCGACATTTTATTTCTATTCCTCCGTGGATATTTCCTCTCCTTTTTGTTGTGTTTCGTATCATAGTTCTTGGATATATGGTTCATGTTTCTTTCTGGGAAGGACAAATGGGGTGGATATGGGTTATCTTTTATATAATCTTTACATTCGTAAACGTACATTGGTTTACCAAAATGATCTTCAAAATGAATTAAAAAAAGGACAATATTGGATATGTTGAATGGAAAACATACATTCCTAAAAAATAAAGTTCTTTCCATGATGTTTCAAAACTTTTCAAATTTTAAAACAGGAATTAAAAAAAGTAATGATGGAAACGGCCATTGCCTTTTTTCAAAAAATGCGTGGAATGCAAGACATGTGTACAATCAAGGATGACAAAATGGGTAGACTAGGGTTCGATCCATTTCTATAAAAAATGGTTGTTTTGTAGTTTAAGAAAATATTTAAATTTATATATATATACAAAAGAATAGAAATATGGAAAATTTAAACAAGGCCATCAATGAAGTCAATGATATTTTGATAAAACATATAGAGGAGAATGATCATCTCAAGGACATGATGGAACAACATCAACTTACAATAAAGGAGTTACAAAAACAGGTTGAAATACTCGAATTAAAATTAAAGGAATCTTCTACTTTATCGCAAAAGAAAAAGGGATTTTTGTCAATGTTTTTTAACTATTGATTATTACTACTTTCACCAAAATAAAAATGAACGAATGTGTTGGTAATTCATTAGATAAAGTGAACCTTTATGTTTTAAAAACTCTTCTTGTTTCATTTCCATTGGTAATTAAATTATGATATTATACAGATTATACAGATTATACAGATTATACAGATTATACAGATGATCCAAGAATCAAGTTCTTCTCATTCGACTATTCATTCGACTATTCATTCAACTATTCATTCGACTATAGTATCGAGTATGAAAAAAGGTTTGAAACGTTGTTTTAGTAGAGACGAGGAAGAGGAAGAGAAGGAGAGACAACGAAATCGTGTTTTAGCAACCAGGATGGCAAGGATCGGATTTCAAGAAATGATGGAGAAATATCCGTTTCAGGAAGATATCGCACAAACAATGCCTGGTATTTTTTTTCCTTGTAAAGAGGATACCGAGCGTCTACAGAATCGGGAATTAGTTCGAATGATGTTATATAACGATAGTATTCTTCGAGACGAGGAAGAGGAAGAGAAGGAGAGACAACGAAATCGTGTTTTAGCAACCAGGATGGCGAGGATCGGATTTCAAGAAATGATGGAGAAATATCCGTTTCAGGAAGATATCGCACAAACAATGCCTGGTATTTTTTTTCCTTGTAAAGAGGATACCGAGCGTCTACAGAATCGGGAATTAGTTCGAATGATGTTATATAACGATAGTATTCTTCGAGACGAGGAAGAGGAAGAGAAGGAGAGACAACGAAATCGTGTTTTAGCAACCAGGATGGCGAGGATCGGATTTCAAGAAATGATGGAGAAATATCCGTTTCAGGAAGATATCGCACAAACGATGCCTGGTATTTTTTACCCTTGTAAAGAGGATACCGAGCGTCTACAGAATCGGGAATTAGTTCGAATGATGTTATATAATGATGGTATTTGTTAAACATTTATATAGACGATCAAGTAAAATAGGTCATGAATTATTTTTTATTTTGTGTTTGTAAAATAAAATGAGTCAGGAAGAAGAAATCAAGGATAGTTCATTGTGTTCTGTCCCTGATTATGTACGTGTATGTTATGACCCCACGTCTTCGTATGATGACGTACTCAAAGAGGATAAAAAAAGAAAATTAGCGGCGGCCGCTGCTGCCTCTTCTACCAACTCTCCCTCTCAAAATAATGGGAACGTGGATGAAAATAATAATAGTAATGTGCCAATAGGTCGATGGTTTTATCAATGTTCACCGTCAGGAATGTATACAACGATTCCTCATGCATTAGAAAGTTTAAAGAAAGAATTTGAAATGGGATCAAAGGAAGAGGTGAAACGATATCTATGTCCCGCCTCTGTAAATCAGAACAAGTCGTGTTCAGAATTTTCAATCTATGGTGAGGGAAAGTGGCAATGTATTCCACAAGACTATGAGGAATCCATGAGTGTATTAAATCCTTATTTTATAGAGAATGTAGATGAAAACTTGAATAATTTGAATTCAAAGAAAGAAGATAAAAATGTCATCACGTCTCCCCATTCAGATAATAATGAAACAACATTGTTACAATGGTGGAATGCATTGCTTTTTTCATTATTTTTAACATCTTCGAGGGACGAGATTCAAATCAGTTCTTTTTTACTCTCTCTTTTATTTACCGCCTTGCTTTCCGGTATAGTTCTGTTTTTTATTCTTTCGATAGTATTGGTTTGATGTATTGGTTTGATGTATTGGTTTGATGATTAATTTTTAAGGCTCATCGAATAAACGATGAGAAGAGCAATGCAAACCAGAATAGAGACTACCCAAGCAAATACCAGAACTTTATTTCCTAATTGAGTATTTGAAAAGTAGGCAAAATATATTGACCACAGAATATGAACGATCAATAAGACAAAAATTGCCGTGGTAAGTTTTGTTGAAAGAGATGATGTCATTTCTTGAAATATTTGTAGTTTTTTATTTGGATATATTTTTTATTTTTTATCTTTTTTTTTACTTTCCAAAAAAATTATTTATAATAGTATAATAAATATAGAAGAAATAAACCTCTTTATCAGAAATGTCAGAGAATCAAACGACAACGACCAACTCGGTGGTAACAACAACGACCACGTCTTTTGAGACGACATTGCTCAAAACTTTTTTTGATATGACGACGCATTTAAAAATTTTTCATTGGCAGACGGAATATTTTTCTCATCACAAGAGTACTGATGAACTCGTGTCTGAATTATTGGAGGGGATGGATGAATTTTTAGAGATTTATCAAGGAATGATTGGTCATCGTGTTTCAATCGATTCGTCTTCGTTAACAATCTCAAACATGAATAAAAAGAAGATTTTATCCAAAATGAAAAAATTTATATCTTACCTTGGTGTAGTGGAAACGATTATTCCCAAAAGAACACAAACCAAAAAGAAGGAGAATTTTAATGGACTGTTGAATTTGCGTGATGAATTAATCGGTAAAGTCCAACAAACCATGTATCTTTTGACGTTTGTTTAATTAAAAAAAAAAACAACAAAACTGATGAGTCCATGGAAATATCTATGAATTATATAAAATTTAGATTCCAAGAAGAAAATAATTAATATTTTTACTACAATTAATATTAATTTAAAAACCATTTTTCCAGGAAACACATAAACGGAATGTCCAGTCATCCGAATTATTATTATGAAAAACCAACAAAAAAAGAGGAGAGGAAGAATTCTAATCCGAGATATCGATTTTACCGTCAAGGTCATTTTACAGCGGGAGATTGTGAACAATTTATGCAGCATTGGAAATACACTTCACCTCGAGTTTCTTCCTCTTCAGAAGCCGACATTGTAGAGAAATGGCCAATCATATACAAGACACTGAGTGTTCGATCGATAACGGATACATTTCATTATCTTTTTCATGTCATGAAGAAGGGAATTTTTGTTTCGATTCGTCATCACCAACTTTCGGTATTTTTACCGTTTTCCAAGATGGAATATCAGAATTCATGGGGACCGCAGTTAAAATGGAATCGTCACGAGTTTCCGACTCTTTCGGATTTGTTTCGACATGTGTGTGTACGATCCAATATCCCGTTTGATGAAAAACGTATCCATACGGATATGAAATGTTGGTATGCCAACAATGGATTGATTCGATATGAGTATCCTCCGACAGAAGGAGATTCGGGGGTCAATATGATCCATGATATGTTACTCCAGTTATGTGATTCCTCCGTACCACTTCCAGATGTCGACTTTTTTATCAATAAACGGGATTTCCCTTTACTTCGAAGAGATCGGAAAGAAGCGTATGAAAACCTTCATAAAGGGATGAAGATGGATAAGATGGGAACTCCATGGGATGCATGTAACATTGAATCGTTTGTACCCGTTTTGAGTATGACGACGTCGGTGGATCACGCAGATCTTATGATCCCGACTTGGGACGATTGGTCTCGAGCCTCCTATCAAAGGGATGGACGGATTTTCAGTCGAGAGTTTAGGGAGTATCCGGACATTCCCATGGAATCGTTTTCTTCGAAAATTCCGACGGCGGTGTTTCGTGGTGCATCGACTGGATTAGGTGTCACCTATGCAGACAATCCTCGATTATTTTTTGCCAAATTGAATTTGAAACATCGGAAACATCCATCGACTCGACTTGCCTACTTGGATTGTGGAATCACCAAATGGAATTTGAGACCGAGAAAGAAGGATCTTTATCTGGATACGATCTCGTCTTCGATTTTGGATGAAATCCCCTTGATCTCCCCTCTTTCTCCTTTGCAGCAAAGCAAATACAAGTATATTTTACATTTGCCGGGACATTCGTGTGCTTATCGTCTTTCCTATGAATTAAGTATGAATTCTGTCGTTCTTTTGTATCCATGTCGTTATAAATTATGGTACATGTCCATGCTGAAACCGTATGTTCATTATGTACCTGTGATGATGTCCGAGAGTGGACATGTGAATATTTACAAGACGATCGATTGGTGTATTGGACATGAAAAGGAGTGTGAAGAGATTGCAAAGAATGCACGAATATTTTATGACAAGTATTTGGGATGGGATGGAATTTTGACATATTGGAGTCAACTTTTATTTCAAATTCAACGAGAAATGAGTCCCAAGGACCAGGATGGTGATAACAAGGATGGTGATAACAAGGATGGTGATAACGATGATGGGAAATATTCACTTCAAAGGTATCAAAAGGAGTGGCAAGAAAAGAGTGGGAAAGAGAAAAGACTCAATACCATTCATTGGTTGGAAAAAGAGTGTCCTGAAGTGGTGGAATTTGTCAAAGAAAAGTGTAGTCATGTAGAGATATGGAAACAGGAATTGCATCGGTCGTATAAAGATAAGGATGTGTTGAGGGTATTATGGGAGGCATTCAAGACGTATCAACCCGAGAGAGTGAAAGAATTGGAAGAACATATTATGTCGTTAACGTTGGAAAAGTCGTCACCTCGGGTTAAGATTTGGAAATGGACATTTGGGAATCAAAATTTTTGTTGTAAATTACGAATTCCCAATGCATGGGATGAAGAATCCATTCATGAAAACTATATTCAGACTCATATCTTGTCGGGATGGAAAGATCAAATACCTAATTTTGTGCGACAGTATACGTGTCTTTCATCAGGATTGAAGGTGATGGATTGGGTAAATGGGCCATCCTTGGAATCCTTGTTAAGTTCTTCTTATTATTTCCAGGAGGCAAAAGATGCAGTGCTACAAGTGATGGATGTGTTTTCTCAGTTATGTTTAGCCCTTCATATGGCACAAATGAGTAATGGGTTTATGCATATGGATTTATATCCTTGGAATGTCATTATTTCTATTCTATCCTCACCCAAACAAGTGGAGTATACAGTTGATTCTAAATATCAAATCGCCTGTGAAAGTCGACTAGTTCCCGTGATGGTAGATATGGCGAAAAGTTTTGCAATTGATGCTCAAGGACGGTCAAGTTCTTGTATTGAACCAATGTTTCCTTCTCCATTACATGATATGAAGTGTATAGTATTTTCTTCCTTACATCTTATTCTTTCCAATTTTTCGATAAATGAGGAAGTGGTTCAAATGATTCTTCCCATTGTTTATTTTTTTCTACCGGAAATGAGTGGACGTAGATTAACATTATTTAGTTTGAAGAAATTGGTGAAATATCATAAAAAGTTTTCGGTCATGTTGTTTTCAGGGACATCTTGTTTGTATGGAAAAAAATCACTTCTCGATTTGTTTCATTTTCTTCAAACCCAATCCGCCAACAAGATGACCTATTCTCCAAATGTTCATTTCTCAACTTTTTCTTATCATGAGAGAAATTCAGAGTTACCGTTTCCATTATATCATCCTATTTATAGTGAAGAATCCGCATTATCGTTTCAATTGAAAATGCTTCCATGGTATAAATATCATCACCCTCTTCGTATGGAAGAATGGAAGAAGAGAATATATGAACAGTCTTTATTATTGAAAAGAAAGAGTACCATGGGGGGTGATTTACATTCCCTCTATTTTCAAAAACGGGCGTGTGAAGTGCTTGCGACTATTTTTCCGTCTCCAATGTCCACGTCCTTCTCTTATTCTTCCAAACAATCTTCCAAACAATCTTCCAAACGATCTTCGAAACCATGGCATCCAAAAGAGGATAGTATTATCCCTCTTTATGGATCCCATGTGGATCCCGAGAATTTACGAGAAAAAATCAAGACATGTTGGGAAAAGGCGATCGAATCGGACGAACTATTACAGACATGGCGAATGGAGTTATGGGAAGATTGGAAAGATAAGAAAACATGCACTACCACCACCACCACATCCTCCTCCTCCTATATAGATAATATAGATAATATAGATAATATAGATACATTTTATCAAAACGATCATCTTTGGATGCTTCATCTTAGTTCCGCTCCCGTATTTTATATTAAAACATTTTTAGAGTCCTAATTGAAGTATAGTCGAATTATACTTGAAGTATATAGTTTTAATGAGTTTACATACAAGAATAAAAGTAAGAAAGTAAGCAAGTATAAATAACTTAAAATGTCGAAAGAAAGGAAAATTTATTTTACAGATATTTGTTATAATAATGTACTCGAAGAGGATGATGAATACGCAAACTCAACCCAAACATCAACCCAAACCTTACCTTTTTCTTTACAAATGAAGGTGTTTCAATTTCGTCCGAATTTGCCGTTCCTTCCCCCATTATTTTGGAAATATATAAGAAATCATTATGATCGAAGAAATTGTAAACAGTGTGGACGGTTTTTACCGATGAGTAGAAAACGATTTTATTGTTTATGTCAACGATTTCAAGGAAAGAAAGGAAATTGTCGGTATACGGTAGCCTTTACCTTTGACGATGAATTAAGTCATCGAAATCGACATTGGAAAACACGTGTAAGTCCAGGAATTTTATTTTCTAAACCTTCCATATCCTTTCGAAACTATATTGATAAAATTTATGATTATTTAGAGAGGGTACATCGTCATTCCGAGGTCATTCCTCCAGGTTGGTATTATATAACCTCTTGTCAACCGTATTTGATTGTTTCCTTTTTGAAATTTTGTCATTTACCATGGGATCGATATGCAAAATCACCTTATCTTTTAAATTATGTGACAGCGATTCTCGAACGACAACAACACCAATCGTCTTTAAATCCGGATTATCATCCTGAATGGTTATTTGAACGAGTCGTCAATACCAATACTCATTTGCGGGGGTATATGGATATGTTTCATAAATCACCTCAAAATAGAAAATATTTTTATGATCATTATCCGGGTATTGAAACGATTCAAGTCTTTCAAAGGTTTCATGGATTTCATGGGAATAACAGGACACAAAATAAAGGAGTCATTTCTTTGAAATGTTTTTTACAATATTATAACTACTATAACTGCTATAACTGCTATAACTGCTATAACTGCTATAACTGCTATAACTGCTATAACTGCTATAACTGCTATAACTGCTATAACTGCTATAACTACTATGGATGGTTTGATTTATATGGGGTACATTGGAATTCGACGTCCCCGTTTTCAAGGACAATAAGAAAAAATGTCCATTATTTTTTTCATGGAAAAGATTCTAAAGAAAAAAACAATCGATATACTGATAATCTATATCGTTGGTAAAAAATAAAAAATAAAAAATAAAAAAAAAAAGATTATAATCTATCATCTTTCAGATTATAATCAATCAATGTTCGTTCCTTTCAAAATATTTTTACTTTCTTTCTTTTTTATTTATCTATGAATTTTATGGATTTTATGGATTCTATGTATATTTGAGAATGCTAATATCGGACTTGTAGCATTGGTTTAGATCTTTAATGGCTTCATTTGAAATTTCTTGAATATGCGAGATTCGATCAATCAGATTGTTTGCAGTGAACGTGGGGTCATAACAAAAGCCTCGAAAGGCTTCTACAGAAAGAGTACAAAAGGTGGTAAGAATGCGATTATGTTCCATGGTCTTGCGATTGGCCTTTTCAAGGCGAGACAGACTTGTCTGAAAACGTGAAAAGGGAATCTCTTTCAATAGATAGTCTATACGAAGTGCCGTCTTTTTCGCACGAAATCCTTGTTCACTCCCCACATTAAAGGCAAAGGTGGGAACTTCTACATGTTTCAAATGAGATAATTTTTGATGAATCTTGAAAATTTGTTTTTCTACTGGCTCTGAACTTCGAATATTATCGGTCGTCTGCCAGGGGAGTTTGGTTCGAATCACTCTATTTATCGAACGGGCTTCGGGAAGAACATTCGGATTCCCACAATTCGCTTCTCTCCCTTCTTGTTGGTCTACCCCCCCAATGGCATTGGCCATGGGTGCCGCCTGTTGCCCTCCAAACATCCATCGGTAATATTCGGGATTATGAATCGGTCCACGTTCGATCTGACCCGTGGACCAACGAAAGGCGGTGTGACATTGTGGACACCACATCTGATCACAACCGGAAATTTTGGTAATTCTTGTACGACATCCCGGACACGGTTTGGTGGAAGATCGAATAAGATTCCAATGTTCGAGATCCTCCTCTTTGCATATATGTTCTTCATGATTTTGACGATCTTGATGACCAGTGGGAAGAGCGATATTACAGCCAATACAGGTGGAACGTTCACAAGTCGCACAAACGCCGGTGCGAGAATGAACATGACCAGGACAATCTTCTTGAACACAGGGACGAAGATAATGAATCCTATGTTCTGTCTCCTCCTCGGAAAGTTCTTGTTCTTGGAGAGGATTTGGATTGTTGATTCGTTGAAGATCACGTTGTATGGCCACTCGGAGTCGAGTGGATTCCATTAATTTAATCTCTATAAATTTTCGAAGATCAGCGATCTTCCGTCTCGCATCGGCAATTTCTTGGTCCAATTTTTTTTGTTGGCGGGTGGAGTCGATAACGGGCATTGTCGCAGGGAACAATGATTTTTCGTGTTCCACGAGTAAATGTTCCTGATGACGACGATAGTCTCCATTCATATACACCGTGGTCATCTGTCGACGCAACCACATGGGATCATACTCCACTCGACAGTGCATACATTGTCCACCCGACGTCATGAGTGTCAAAAGATATTGCTCTATACAGGTGGAACACACCATCTTTCCACACCGATGCTGAGGACATACGATCGGACGATGATTCGTTTTATTCATCTTTTCCGCACAAATCTCACATTTCTCCAATGTAACACACGCACTCGACATAATCGTTGCACTTGACAAAATCGTTGCACTCGACATGATCGTTGCACTCGACATGATCAAGATGATCGTCTTTTGGTTCTTGGATTCTGTATTATTATAATGTATGTAGAAATAATTATTTAGAAATAATTATGTATATAGAAAGAATATTGAAAAAGGTCCGATGAGATATTCGAGGTCAGCCTATGGCATAAATTTAAAAGAGAGAACTGACCAAAAAAAGATCATTTTTTTTATGATGGTATGGGATACGAAGTGACGGGATGAAAAGAGGAACAACTCAAAGGCGTAAAAAATTGTATCCATAGATCTCTCCATCCATCATCATAACGTTCATTCATGAAATAATCATGAAATGTGTAAAAATAAATTATAATACTGGGTTATAAGTAGAGAGGTGAGTATGAAAGAAGGAAAAGGTGCTTATGGTACTGTATTTTCTTCTCCTCGCTTACCCCTTCTTCATGAAACATTGGAAAGGATACAATCTCGAGACGAAGTAAGCAAGGTATTTTTGTCGTACCGTGATTATTACAATGAAGTCACTCGTTACACAAGTCTTCACAACAACTATGATTTTCCTTACAATTTATTCTGTCACTCGATCGATCATGGTCGAATTTCAAAACATGAAATTCAATATCATGAATGTGTGTACAATGATGAATGGTCAAATGGAGATGATGTTTACAGGGAGGCGACACACCAAATCATTTATCCTCGAGGTCGAGATATTTTTAGTCTTTCTAATTTTTCTGAATATATGGTTTATTTCGAAAAGATTATTCAAACGGTCGAATTTTTTAGTCATCATCATTTGGTGTTTGATGATTTTAAAAATCAGAATTTGTTATTCCTCGACGATAGGGTCGTGGTTTCGGATTACAGTAGTATTGTACCCCTTGATGATTTTATGAACCCTTCTACTTTCTATCAAAGTAATTTTAAATCTCGATACTATTATATTCATTCTCCCGTCTTGAATTCTCTGTTATGTAAAGCGTTACGAAATGAAGATCCCTCTTATACCTATGCATCGATTGAAAAAAGTTATATACGATATATTCACCAAATAATGTTTTCAACGATTCCGTCGAATTTTGTGTATCGTCAATCTTATACTGTTTTTTTGAATGAAGTGGAAGTTGACATTCATGTCGAATTAACAGGGGATGATATTAAAGAGTTATTGTTGGAATTCTTTTGTCGCTCTTTCCAACCTTCCGTTCAAAAAGAACCCAATTATTATCGTTTGTATTATATCGTGTTACTCTTTCAAAAACACTATTCTAACTATCCGTCTAAAACCGAAATGATAGAAGAAACGGTCGAGAGATCTCATATTCATAGTATAGGGATCATGTTGTTTGAAGCCATGTATAAATTTAATATATCTCAAGCCAACATATCTCAAGCCAAGGACAAAGAATCTGATATTTGTATCGAGGCATTACATTTGGCAATTTATTGTTGTTTACAGTATGTAGAATGGAAGGGGAAAACAGTTCTTCTTTTTCCTCGTTTAGAATTTATTCGATCCTATTACCAACAACATTTCAGTTCATAATGATGATACATAATGATGATACCACGTGAAAGAGAATTAATTATGAAATTTATAATTAATTTTTAAAAATATATTCATATTATTCATTTTATTCATATTATTCATACTATGACATATTATTCATAGGCGTGATGCATTAAATCTTTGACTTTGCTTTCACAATGTTTGCTGCAAACGGCGACACTTTTTCCATTGGGTAATTCAACTTCGGAAACTTCGGCACCCGGATGATTAATTGGTAAACCAGAAATCGGGCATGTTTTATTGGTGGCTTTCATTACTTTGGTAGGAAATAATTTACGGGAGGGGGAAATAGGCATGGTCCGAAAAAGAAGAATAATGACGAGGACAAGAGTCATGGCATTGAGGATAATGTCGATTCTTGCCATATTAACTTTTTTATTTTTTTTAATTGTTTGTAGAATAAAAAAAAAAAATATTTGTATAGAATGTAAAAAAAAAATTAAAACCTAGGATGAGTTTTATTCAAACAAGTTTCACAGACTCCATCCAATGTAAATTATGTAAATTAATATGTTTATAAAAATCTTTATAAAAATCTTTATTTTTTTTTTTGTTGTTGATTGATTATTTGTATTCATAGGCGTGGGCCATGGTAAGACGATTCGATTTGGGTTCATGAAATTTTTTGGATAAGTAATATTTTTCTGTTACGGGGGGAGTACCCATTCCATTCATATCTCCCATCACTCCCATTCCAGCGGGTGGAGTACTCATACCCCCCATTCCAGTGGGAGTACTCATCCCAGGCATACCTTCGATCACTCCCATTCCAGCGGGTGGAGTACTCATCCCAGACATACCTCCCATCCCACCCATACCACCTGGTGGTGTACTCATTCCAGGCATTCCTCCCATACCAGGCATTCCTCCCATCCCACCCATACCACCTGGTGGTGTACCCATCCCAGACATCCCAGACTTTCCAGGCATACCTGGGGGAGATGATGATAATGGACAGGTACTGTTGATGTATGTATTCCATGCGTTAATATACGTCCTTAATTGCATAATATCTGTGTTTTCGATAGGAATAAGAACGAGGGAAGGTTTTCCAAACGTGACGGATCCATTACTACATTCACACGGTTGCCACCAAGGACATACGGATAGAAAAGGATCTTTTCCAGGTAAGGATTTATTTAAAAAATAAAGAGAATAGAGAGGTGAATTGAAATTTGAGAAGCGAAGGAGTTGATTCATGGTGATTCCTCCTGGAGTGGAATTTATTTGGTAAGACAGATTGGTATCAAAATTATTGAAAAATACTTTCATGGCGGTGGACGAGCAAATGCAATCAAAACCGCCTTGATTTGGATTTTGACAATATAAATAAGCAGAGGGTGTCGGAGTGGTTGACATTATAGAAATTATAGATTTATTTGTTTATTAATGGGCGAAGGATTTTTTTTTTAATTTTTCATTCTTAATTCTCGCACAAAGTCATCATCATTTTGAAACACTCGAATAATTTTTTGTTTTCCATCTTCATTGTTCACGATACGCCCGACATTTTCGAAATGACAGTCCGGATAATAAAGTAAAATAACCACTTCACGTTCGGACGGATCCAACGTTTCATCTTCTACACTTCCATCCAACGACGGAGATATATTATTTTGTTCCTGTCGTCCATTTTGTCCATTTTGCCCCGTTTCGGAGGAAATATTTCGGGTGTCAAAATAAACATCTTTGGATTCACTATGAATAAAAATAAGATCATAGGGTAAATAAGGGGTAATAGAAAGGATGGTATCCATATCGGCCCATGTGTGGTAGGTTTCGATGCGTTGTTTTTGTAACAAAAGAGATTTAGAAATACATTGACTAAGTAACTTTCCCCAAAATTCATACATTCCTTCTTTTAATGATTCTTTTTGTTCATCGGTTAATAAATCATGTTTCCATGAAGGGGAATCAAACAATTTGTCCATATGTTTTCCGCATAATTCCTTGAGAGAAGATGAGATGGAATCGATTGTGATGACTTTGGAAGTGCTCAAATGATTATGCCAGTTATTGAACAACTCATTGTCTACAATTTCTACTGGAAATAATCGAAGCCAAATTTCAAAACTATCTTCCTCTAGAAATGCACCCCAGTCCGCCACCCACCGTTGTTTATCGTGGGGATTCGCTTTTCCTGAACCCAAATAATTCAAGACAAAAATACAATTTCGCATGGTATAGAGCAGTTGAAGGAAACAAAAGTGACCATGATTAATGGACATCCAATCACCCAAGGTTAATTCACCGGCCAATGTACGACGCTGATTTTCAATAAATTCCTTTTTTTCTTCTAAAGAGGCTTCCCTAAAATCACGAAAGGCTAAATTCATGGAATAAAAAAAACAAGCACCGTCGGAATTACTCCCCGTACGAATTAAATTCGAATCAAATGAAATTGAAAACCGTTCCTTCTCATCGGGAGGAAGTATTCTCATCATCATAAAGTTTTTACTTCGTATATAGACTCTGTTTAAATTGTTTCAATGCTTCAAACGAATAATAATAATAATATAATTTATAGTAAATTAGTATAATGAATAGTAAATTATATTATTATTTATAGTAAATAATATATAGTAAATTTGTATAATGAATAGTAAATTATATTATTATTTATAGTAAATAATCTCTATTTCTATTTTTCTATTTTTCCTTTTTTTTATTTTATGAATTCCGAGGAAAAAGAAAGTAAAGAGGAAACGGATGTATCGGATAATGTAACGGATAATGTATCGGATCCGAATCCATTTGTGATCATCATGGAGGAGGAACGTCCAACTCCACCGACACGGACGACAATGAATCCAAATATTTATACGAGTTCGTTTTTTCTTCAACCCTTGTTAAATTTTCTAGATCTTCATACATTTTCTTCTTATTCCTCCTCTATTGATGAAAGTATATTTCAAGATGTGGTGAGTGAAAGTATGGATTCGTACTGGAGTGAATTAAATCGACAAGATTCAACACGTCGTTTAATATTTTGTCCATTGGGGGAAGAGTGTCCACATGGTCATAAAGAAATTCGATATGATCCTAAACAACATCGTTTAGAAAAATGTTTTGTGTGTTTGGAATTATTTATTGAATCGGAAATACTTATTCTTCTTTTTCCCTGTGGACATTTGTTTCACGTTGATTGTATTCAACGGGCAATCCAGTTTCAGACAAAGTGTCCTCTTTGTCGACAAGAAATCCACATGGATGCGACGACGGTATCGATGAAGTAGTATCGTTTTTTTTAATATTTTCTATATATCGTTCAAGTTGTTGGTAATAGATGGGAGACGGTCGATGAAATCCTCGTTGTCGTAACATCTCAATGACAACTCCGGCTCCCTTTTGTTTCGTTTCATCCAGACCAATTCCAGAACATCGATGAAGTAATGTCTTGCGATGACTTTGAGGGCAGTATTGATAAATCGATACCATCTGTATATTATCTTCACGATTGTTTTCATATCGAACCTGACCGGGAAGACGCATTTTGTGCATGTCAAAGAGTTCCTTGAGCCGTGTAATGTTATCAAATAAATCTTCATATTTTAAAGAAATGTGCTGGGCATCCATGATTCGTTTTAAAATTCTAAAACAAACGACATGACCCGAACCCATTTCGTAATGTTTATCCATCAACCATTCGGTGACTCCAAAAAAAGATTCGAGAACATCTTCAAATAATGATTTCGGATTGATTTTGATCATTGTTTCACGAGCGATAAATCGGATAAATCGAGGAAATCCGAGTCGACAAGAAATTTCTGCAAATGTTTTTTTCGACACTAGATTAATTTTCAACCGGGCAATCACTTTCACCCCTTGGTGATTATGAAGAAAAGGAAACCGTTGATTAATGTAATACACCATACACTTATTCAAAATCGCATCACCCATCATTTCATACCATTCATAGTTTTGAAGGGGATCGAAATAAGCATGGGTGACCGATTGGATATAAATATTGATATTGGTATCATTGGTCAAGAATCGAATATATTTCTTGTCTAATCCAGAGTAACGTAATAATTGTTGGATATGTACTCTAAATTCGTCAAGTGGAAAATTCGATTCGTGTTGAGTCGGCATTGTTGTCCATTGAAGAGGAGCAAGTCTATCAGGTCCATTAAGTCCATGAAGTCCATTTTCCTCCATCCTTTTCTTTTACGATTTATGATTACAAGAGAGGTTATATTTAATTATTTATATTTAATTATATCAATATAAATATCAAATATAAATAAATAATAGAGGAATCTCGTTTCTATTTATATTTTTATTGTACTTTTTTTTAATTGTTTGGTGGGTTTTGTTTCATTTTTTAAAAATGACTCTATTTAACGTCAACGATTTTTGAAAAGAAAGGAAATAAACGAACGAAATGGCATCAAAAACATTAAATGTTCAAGAAATTGTCTCCACACTGTTTGGACAGAAATGGATGGAAAAGTATGGAAGTCACCCTGATATTCAATGGAATCTTCTTTCTGAAACAATGACGAATAAGACATCGTCTAATTTGACGGAAAAAGATTCGATTGAATCGGTCCAGTCGCAAGAATTTATTGAATTGTTGGTAAGTGCGTGTATTAATTTGCGTTCCCGTCATCTCATCTATGATCAGTTAGGAAGTGCCATTCTTCACACTTGTCATCAATTCCAAACACTCGACTCATTTGTCGATACTATGACTCTTCTCCAAGAAAATAAGGATGTTCAAGGTCGATCTAGACCTCTTCTTGATCATTCCTTTTATGAATTTATTATTCAACATCAAGAAATCGTCGATTCCGTGTTTTTAGAAGAAGTTGGAAAAGAGGAATACTTTTTACCCTCTATTTTCGGTTGGAAAACACTTTATAAGTCCTATTTGATGAAAAGTAATGGCAAGGTGTTGGAACGACCGATTCATTTATGGTTTCGAGTGGCTTTATTTTTATGGAGAGAGGATTATGAAAAGGTACGTCAAGTATTTCGAGATTTTAGTCAAGGAAAATGTACGCATGCCACACCGACTCTTTTTTATGCCGGTGCGAGACGACCGCAAATGGCGTCTTGTTTTTTTGGTAATTCATTGGTCGATACGCTTCGTGGACCCATTCCCATCAAGGACGTTATTGTGGGGGATGAAGTGGTGACTCATCAAGGTCGAGTACGAAAGGTCGTTCAACTTCATAAAACGAACTATAAAACGGATGGAGAACGACGACGAATGGTCAAAATTAAATTCGCCAATACGAAACCATTGTTTGTTACCGAAGATCATAAACTTTTAGTCTACAACTCAGAGACGAAAAAAACAGAATGGAAAGAAGTCGGAGATATGACAAAGAAGGATGCCGTCATGCTTCCAAAGTATGAAGGGGAAATGAAAGAGGTAGAAGATAGGATTGGGGAGTGTACCATGAATGAAAACTTTTTTGCCATGGTGGGTATTTGGTTTGCCTGTGGGGTCGATTACGAAAAGGGTATTTATTTACGAATCCCTTATGAAGAAAACCAGGAACATAATAAACTTGTTGAATTTTGTAAAAATTTTGCCCCCTACACTCTTGGTCCCAAAACATTATTGTATCATCAAGATATTTTATATTCTCAACCCGACTTATTTTTATTCTTTCAAAAAAAATTTGGGAGTCTCTCCTCACCAAAACTACCCATTGAAATGTATCGACTCCCAACATCCTTTATTCTTTCATTCATGATGGGTCTTGGATGTCTTCAAAAAAACAATGGAAAGAGGTATTTTAGTTGTCTTTCCGAATCCTTTATCGATTCTCTCTATTCTCTATGTCGAATGCGGAATATTGAAATCATGAAAAAGGACCTTTCCTTGTCATGGGAAGATAAACCCTTATCTGTCATTCGAACATTTCGTAAATTTGTGGGCTTTATTTCCAAATCGTTTATTGAACCCAACGAATATGAACATGATTCATTATGGGATTATGTCTATACCCTCGGTGTCGAAGAGGATCATTCCTATTCCATTGAAGGAATTATCGCTCAAAATTGTTTTCTGGTGGGAACAGAAGATAGTGTTCAGAATATTTTCAAAACGATTGGAGATGTCGGTCAAATCAGCAAATGGGCCGGTGGCCTCGGGATTCATATCTCCAATATTAGAGCCAATCGGTCCTACATCTATGGAACGAATGGTTACAGTAATGGAATTTTACCCATGATTCGTCTTTATAATGATACGAGTCGATATATCGATCAATGTTTTTCGGGAAATACTCGTATTCTTACTCGACAAGGATGGAAAGAAATACAATCGATTCAACGTGGAGACCAGGTTCTTACCGCAACGGGAAACTTTCATACCGTTTCCAGAACTCGTCATTACCATTCCTCCAAAGATACACCTTTATTTTCATCTTGTTCCGATATACACAAAAATAATAAAAATCATTATCTTTATGTGTCTGGAAATCATGATTTTCTTGTCGAGAAAGAAGATTTTTTTGTCAAAAAAGAATGGATGGCATTATCCGATATGGGACCCGATTCCTTGATTCAATTTACATTACCTCTTCCCATTATGGATTCCTTTTGGACACCGCATCGTCTTCAAACACTCCAACGGCTTTTTATATTTGCCATTGTCTATAAGAAATTAAATTCTGGGAATTCGGTAGGGAATTCGGTAGGGAACTCGGTAGGAAATTCGATATGGAATTCGTTTCCCAAATTGGATGTTCTCGATGCATTCGATCAATCAGTTGCCATTGATTTTCAAAAACAATGGTTTTTTCCAACTCCAACCTTACCTTTATCCTTGCTTTTTGCACCTTTTACACCTGAACTGTTGCATTTGTATAAAATCCTTGGAGATGATTTTGAGGCGTCGGATCATATTCAACATTGGGACGTTTGGACATATCGACAAAAACAATCCACTCTTCCCTTTTCTTCTTCATTTGAAATAAAAGCCAAAGAGTTGAACTTTCAAAGGGTTCATCTCGAACAGACTATCGATTTGTATGATTTAGAAATTGAAACGGATGCCATTCATCAAGATAAGGATGGCATGATCAGCGATGCCGTCATCAGCGACGATGCTATGGACGTCGTCAATAGGGAAGATTGGAGATCAAGTTATGTAACGGAAATCGGAACGGTTCATAATGGGGGTGGAAAGAGGAATGGTGCCTTTGCCATGTATATTGAACCTTGGCATGCCGATATTATGGAATTTATTCATGCCAAGAAGAATACTGGACCTGAAGAAATTCGTGCTCGTGATTTGTTTTATGGGTTATGGATTCCCGATTTATTTATGAAACGTGTCCAAGAAGGTTCGGTATGGTCATTGATGTGTCCTTCTCAATCCCCCGATTTGTACAAAACATGGGGAAAAGAATTTGACAGTTTATATCTTTCCTATGAAAAAGAGGGGCGATTTGTACGACAACTTCCGGCTCGTGAACTTTGGAAAGAGATTATTAAATCTCAAATTGAAACAGGAACACCGTATTTATTGTACAAGGATGCATGTAACCGAAAATCCAATCAACAAAATATAGGAACCATTCGGTCTTCTAATTTATGTGTGAGTGGTAGTACTCGTATTCTTACCAAAGAGTATGGGTATATATCCATAGAAAAAGTGACCGATCAAATGGTGTCGGTATGGAATGGAGAAGAATTTGAACTCGTCCAACCCCTTCAAACCGGAACCACTCTTGAATTGTTAAGTATCGAATTTTCCGATGGATCGTTATTGGAATGTACCCCCTATCACAATTTCTTTACGATTAATCCAAAGGGTATAGTGGAAAAAGTCAAGGCTCATAAACTTGAAATCGGAAATAAATTGGAATCCTACCATTTACCACATGTTAACGTATCCAATTATTCGGGGGAATGGCAAACGACAATCAAATCGTGTATGGAATTTATCCATGCCAAATCTCTTCTTTTTCAAAACTATTTGTATTTGAATAGTCCTTGTCGTCATGCCTGTCAAGAAATAAAGTTGGTACTGCAATCTCTTGGAATCCCGTCTCAATTCTCGTTGATTGAAGAATCCATTTATCAACTACGTATTCCTTTTGAAAATTGGAATCAATACAAAAATAAAAACTTTTCCGAGTCTTTCGTCTCTTCAAAAATAGAAAATGTTGTTGTGACCAATATATCCAAACTTGAGTTTGGAGAAGAAAAACCAGTGTATTGTTTCAAGGCGCCAAAACGAGAACGAGGAATATTTGAAGGCATTGTGTGTGGAAATTGTACCGAAATTATTGAATACAGTGATGAAAAGGAATATGCGGTATGTAACTTGGGTTCCATTGCTCTACCCCGTTATATAAAACCCAATCCTTCTTTATCTCTATTATCCTCTCAACGAATTATTGTGGTCAAGAAACAAAATTGTATCTATTGTCAACTTTTACTCTCCTATCTCCATCAATATACCATCGACTATACATCTATCGATTCCGAAAACAAATGTGAATTTTTTCAACAATTGAATAATGTTCATGAGATGATGACCTATCCTGCCGTCTTCTTTCGATCAACGGAGAAGGAGAATGATAGATTGGAGTACCAAGGAGGGTTCCAGGAAATATGGAAGAAATTTTTGTGTCCTCGTTTCGATCATGATGAATTGAATGAGGTGGTTCAACGAATGACGAAAAATCTTAATCGGGTTATTGATTTGAATGTTTATCCAGTTCCGGAAACGGAAAAGAGTAATCGACGTCATCGACCGATTGGTCTTGGTGTTCAAGGCCTTGCCGATGTGTTTTGTCAACTTCGTTTAGAATTTGATGAACCCGATGCACGGACATTGAATCGAGAAATATTTGAAACGATTTATTTTGCGGCCTTGTCGGCCTCTCATGACTGTGCTAAAATTGAAGGTGCATATGGATCTTTCCAAGGAAGTCCATTATCCGAAGGTCGATTCCATTTTGATTTATGTTCTGATTTCAATCCTTCTCTTCATTTGTCGAAACGTTGGGATTGGGAAGAGTTGAGAACAAAGATTCGTGATCAAGGAGGGGTACGAAATTCATTGTTAGTTGCTCCTATGCCTACAGCAAGTACCTCTCAAATTCTTGGAAATAATGAATGTTTCGAACCCTTTACCTCCAATCTTTATTTACGTCGAACATCGGTCGGTGAATTTTATGTGACGAATGATTATTTATTACAAGATCTTCGACGTCTTGAGAAGAAATCAAACGATGTTCAACAAAAACTATTGGCAACCAAGGGGAGTATCCAATCATGGAATGAATTACCCTCGGGTATTCGACGATTATACCGTACCGTATGGGAGATTCCCCAAAAATCCTTGATTGAAATGGCTTGGGAACGTCATTTCTTTATCGACCAATCTCAAAGTCTCAATCTTTTTGTGGAAACGCCTACCCTGGATAAACTGACCAAGATGCATTTTTATACGTGGAATAAGGGATTAAAAACGGGTTGTTATTATATGCGGTCAAGAGGAGGGGTGGCCTCTGTATCGATTGCCGTGGATCCCTCTCAAAAACCAAAAGATGAAGAAGAAGAATGTCTATCATGTTCTGCATAACGACAAAATTAAAATTGATTATACATTGCATAATTCTTCAACATAAACATATTCAAAATATTATTTCTTTCTTGAATAATAATAATTCATCTGAATTTCAATTATTATTATTATTATCTCTCTTTACATTTTTTTTCATTTCCTAACAACAGAATTATAGGAATTATCAGAATTATCAGAACCATGGAGAGGAAACGATGTCTGATTTGTCACGAGGAGGTCAGAGTTCCAGTCTCGTTCTTCCAATCTGTGTTTGGATGTAAAGCGACTCCTGGCAAACGATGGTGTTATTCCACGGTTCGTACTTGTCTCACATGTGCACGAGAATATCTTCAACTCAATAAGAATTTCAACCAACGAATTGAGACAAGAAAATGTCTTCTTTGTACTCAGACCATCAATCCACAGCAACTCCAAAAATCATGTATGATCTATGCAAAAGACTATATGTACATGTCGATGGACGATAAGATCTACCCCTGTCTTCATTCGGAATGCTCTTTTCAAGGAACCCAGTCTGATTTGGATCGTCATCTACAAGAAGAATGTTGCTATCGAAGCATCAAATGTGTCTGTCACAATTTCTTTCGTTTCAATGAATTGGAAGCCCATCAACGACAGTGTCAGCATTATAAACATTGTGAATATTGTCCCTCCACACAGACTGTCCCCATCTTATTAAAAAATTATGATGCCCATTTGAAGAGAGCCCATGGACTCGTGGTTTGTCCGAATCTTGGATGTAGAAGTATGTTGAAACTAGACACATCAGAGCAACAAGATCACATTCAAAAGGAATGTGTTTATCGTGTCGTGGGATGTAATTTTTGTACGTCCTCCTGTATGTACAAGGAGTATTCGAATCATCTCCTGATGCACACAAAATCTCAAAGCACCAAGATTATATCATTGATGGAGGAAACTCGTATTGCGAATGAAAAAATGTGTGATATGGTCTTTCTATACAACCAACATCAGACCTATCTTCTTTCCCAATCCATAACTCAATCCATAACTCCCTCACCCCCAATCTAATATCAAAGAAAGATAATTATATGTTCCGTTTATATGTTCCGTTTATATGTTCCGTTGATGATTCGAAATTATAATATTTCAAGTTTTTCAAGGTCATTTCGAACAATTCTTTCGGTAAACTTTCCTCTTGTTGTAATAAGTCCAAACACGCTTGTTTTCCTTGTTCTTTCTGACCCGTATAAAAACCAAGAATAGACATTTCAATTTTCCATAAATATTTTTCAATAAGATGTTCATGAAATAAAGGAGTCGGCGTCGAGGAAAGAGAAAGAAGAGAGGAAAATTTCATTCCTTGTTTATAAAACAGCATGGCCAATTGTGGTCGTTGTTGCATCCGATAAAATCGACATAAACGGTATAAGGATTCCACTCGATAGGGTATCACTTCATAGGCTTCCAACCATGCCATCAGTGCTTGTGTATTATGTTCTGGGTCATCCCATCGTAGTAATGTATCTCCAAGATAAATCAATGACATGTACACTTCTTCTTTCCATCCTCCCAAACCAATCCGGTGATGATAGGCTTTACACGCCTCTTCATTTTCATTCAAATTTCGATACGAATTGGCCAAATAAAACCAATTTCTGGAATTGGTTGGATTCTTTCTCAAATCCTCTTTCAGTAAACATACATCTCTTGAAAATTTATCCGATTTGCAACCTCCATCTCCTTGATCTTGAATATAAATCCACTCAGGGGTCGTTAAAATTCGAGGATCCTTTGTCTTTATCTCATAATATTCATGGGTAGGACCCACACATTCCATCTCCATGGAGGCACGAACCCACCGAATATTGGAATACGTAATAGAACCTAATTTTTGAATGGTATACCATACATCCGCTTTATCCAGAAAAGAGTTTTTAATTTCCATTCTTTTGGAGTCCTCCACAACGACCAATTCCATATCCGCATCAAGAAAAAGAAGAAACCAATCGTTTCGATCTTCCGTAGGAATCACGGACAATGCATGTTGAATTCCCAGTGTGCGATTATGACCAAAATTTTTCCAACCATCTTGAAAAATATGAACATTCGGAATTTTAGATTTCCATGTTTCTAGAATAGTCCATGTATCATCCGTGGAACCCGTATCACAAATACATACCCCGTCCACCAATTCTCTTACTCTCTCTAAACATCGGTTTATAATTTTGGATTCATTCTTTACAATCATGCTCAACATGACTTTAGGAACTTTGGGTATGTCAGACGATGATGAGGTCATTTTCATGTGAAGAATTATATTCAATAAATATTTTATATATTTTATATTCATAAAATATTTTATTAGATGCATGTTGGTTAAAAAAAAATTTCCTTGATTTGGTGACTTTCGTTTGGTCTTTAGTTTAGAAAGGATATAATAGCGTCAACACGTCGCATGGATGCCTTTTGTTTCTCACTATGAAATGAATAGGGAAATGAATTTGGATACGTCATAATAGTTCGACCAATAACACGGTTTTGTTTTTTAAGAAATCGTGGATATTCGTAATCATGTCCTTCTAAACATCCAGAAGGAACATAGGGAGTCGATTCGAGTAATGCTTCGGCCAATTCTTTCATCTTTATAAACACGGATTCGGGAGGTTCGCCTTCAAACATCAAGGTACGGAAAAGAGTTGCCTTGGAGATATCGTCTGTATATTGGGACATGCGATAAGGTGTCACACAATACAAATAGTTCTTGCGAATGACACGACACGTCCTCTCTTGACCTTTTCGTTGAATATGTTTTTGGATTTCCTCTTTACCCCAATGCTGAAAATACACCGACATGGCCCGTAGTTTCATGTCTTGCTTATTGTTTTGTTTATCCATTATTATTACCCTCTGTCAATAAAGAAAAATAAAGAAAAATAAAGAAAAAAGGAGCATATAATCAATCATGAGTCAATAATATAATCATTCAATGATCTTTTCATAATCATTTAATATCCTATGAAATGTACAATGTTGATCATTTTTAAGATGAATAAAAATGATCAAGGGTAACAGAAACTCAATGTAAGTGAAAAATGAGCAAAGTGGACAAAGTGGACAAAGTGGACAAAATAGACAACGTCCCAAAAGAGTCGAAGACGGTCCGGTATATTGATTTGTTTTGTGGACTCGGAGCATTCCATTATGCGTTTAATTCTTTACAAACCGAACAAACAACGTATGAATGTGTGTTTGCTTGTGATATAGACGAGAATGTTAGAAAAATATACGAGGAGAATTATGGAATCAAACCCGAAGGAGATATCAATACAATAAATATAGAAACTATACCCGATTTTGATATTTTATGTGGAGGCTTTCCATGTCAACCATTTTCAATTGCAGGTAAAAAAGAGGGGTTTGAAGATAAATTAAAAGGAAACTTATTTTATACGATTTTGAAAATCATTGACATAAAAACACCCAGCACTATAATATTAGAAAACGTGAAAAATCTCCAAACTATTCATGGTGGGGAGACGTTTAATACGATAAAAGCAGAATTACAGAAAAGAGGATATATGTTGAGTGTTAAGGTTATTGATTCCAAGTATTATCATTCACCTCAATCAAGACAGCGATTGTTTATTGTTGGTGATAAAACAAAAGAATACGAATTTCCATTCGAACCAACAAACAAAATAACCCCCGTTTCAAGCATCATAGATTACAACGAAACTAGATATTTGAAATACGAGGACAAGTACAATTTAGAAAAATGCAAAGAGACTAGAAACAATAAAAACAATTGCAAAATGTTATTTAAATTAGTTCATAAAATAACAAAAAAAGGGGGAAGACAAGGAGAGCGTGTTTATTCCATTGATTCGTGTGGTCCTACCATTTGTGCATCGTCTGGTGGTCCTGGTGCAAAAACGGGTTTGTATTATGTCAATACACGTATTCGTAGATTGAACGCAAAGGAGGGATTAAAAATGTTTGGGTTTGAGGAAACGTTCAAGTGGAAGACAATGGTTAGAGAAGAAGACATGTTATTTTATTTAGGTAATTGTATTGTTGTCAATGTTGTAAGAACATTATTATCCAAGTTATAATATTCTTGTACATAAATCGAGTATTTCTTGTGTAAATTTAAATTTTGCCTGTATATGATTTGGCGAGTGGTCTGTTTTGCTGCCACCTTTTCGTTGCAATGCTATGTGTGGAGACAAATGTAAACACGTACCATTTGACTTGAGTTTAATGTCAATCTTTACACTTTTTTCTATAAAATCAAGTATCGTTTCACTCGAAATAATATATATTTCTTTGTTTGTAAATTCTTTGTTGGTTTTCATGATGCACCAGAACTCATTTTTTTCTGGTTCTTCACCGAGTAATGTTTTTCTAATATAGTCCTTCATATCATGTATATTATCATTGCATAATTTGATAAAGTCGAGTTTTTGACACATACTCATCTCTGTTTTGAATTTGCTCTTTCGTATTAGGGTTAATACTGTCAAGTATTTTCGAATAAATGAATTACGAAACGTATCTTTAATATGTCTTCTATCAAATGAATCACCCCGTCCTCCCAATTTTTCTATTTTTTTATTCTGAATGTTTTTAAAACTACCGTTTTCGAAACAAATCTTGGTGTCATATTTTTTCCCATGAATTTTATCAAATGAAAATATACGTTTCCCGAAATAGGTTTCCAAGGCGGATTTGATGTCAGGACACGTCCTAAAAATTTCTTCCGCTTTAAACCCCGATTTTGCGGTTACACTATTTTTACTCTGTAAATCTATTGTTGCCATTCAATAAGAGATTGGGGGTATGGTTTTCGTTCATAAAGATAAAAAGTTTTTCAATTTTCGATAATGGATAGATTCGGGAAAATTAGAAAAACGAATCTTTTTCTTTCGATGTGAATATTTAGTAAAGTCCCTTCCATCACTATTTTTTTTTTGGAATTTTTTTTATATTTGTCAATGATATAGAACAAAGTAAATGCAGAATAACAATAACTTTTGCAACTTTTCGAGAGAAGATTATGCGGCTGCGGCTGCACCACCGAAAGTAGGAGGAGGACCCAAGGCACCCACTGGACCAAAACTCGTAGGACCTGCAGCCCCTTCCAAACCCACACAACCCACATGTAGTGATTATTATTCACAATGCGATAGCAATACTTTTTATATCCGAGGGAACGCCGGGAACCGTCAATTTCCCGATGTCACCAAGTGCTACAGCGAGGAAGGTGGGTATGTACCTGCTACTGGTTGTGAAAGCAAAGGTTGTTCTTCCGATCCTGGTAGTTCAGAATACAAATGTAAAAAATAATTGAACCCAGCAATAACATAACAAGTAAATTCCTACCATTTCCCGAAACAATAATTTCTAATCCATACATATAGAGTTCATTCAAAAAGAGTTGTAAAATGTATTAGAAATTTTTTGATGGACGACCACCTGAATCAAAAGGAAATCATTGTAGGACTTATTCATTCGGTCCACCCTATCTATCACGTCCTATTTATCACGAGTTTTTTGAATCTTTTTCAATCTTGTTTTTTTTTTCCAGTAATGCTAGTGAAAGACGTATCGACTTTTGATTGTATAAAGAATGATGATGTTTATGTTTTTTTTCATCCTTTCCCTTTATTTCTTGACGTGTTTTCGGTTCTTTTGTGTCCATTGGTGTTCATAAATAAGGATATATAAATAAAGATATATAAATAAAGATATACTTGAAAAAAATCTTTTTTATCAATATTATCAACCTTATCAATCTTATCTATACTATTTCACTAGAAAAAAAAAATCATTTATATTCTTATTTCAAGACGATTCTTAATTGCAAGATTTCATCACTATTATAAAATTGATGTATTGCATCGTTTTTTAAAGAAAAAAAGAGAAAAATATTGAATGTTTTTACATGACATTCAATATTAACTTTTCCATTTATTTCTATATTTTATTTCTATTTTTGTATTCTATTTCCTTATTCTATATTCAATGTATAAATTAAAACAAACTTTAAAATAATGATGTTTTTTATTCTTTTCACAGGTGAAAAAAAAAACCATCAAGTTCTAGTCGTCCCAGTTCTTCGATGTTTATCCTTTCCAGACGAATTATGGCATTCATGTCCCTTCTCATGATGAATAATTTGATGAATAATATCGATGCCTATTTGGTTTTACCTCCTCCTCATCATTCTTTTTCGATTTCGGTTGATTCTTCCTTCTCCATGATGAAGTTCTCCTCCTTGAAAGAGACAGAGAGGAAAATCAAGACTCCCGTTTCTCCGATAACCGCTTTTTTTCCATTGAAACCTAATCGGGAGAGTCAAGAAATGGAAAGTATTGGGTTGGATGTAGGTTGTGGATGTGGTCGGTCGACGTTTCAACGTGTGAAGGACTATCCAAAAATGCCGTGGATTGGAGTGGATAAAATGTTGGATCGATTTGAACAATCCTATGACAACGATTACATTGATGAGAAAAAGGTCATGTTTTGGCATGAGGATATGTTGGCGCTTCCACGACAAAAGACGTTTCAACAAATGATTCAACAGAAACATGTTTATTTATCCTTTACGAATGTCCTTCATGAATTTTGGCAAGATGAAGAACGACGAGACGATTGGTTTCTTATGTTGAATGAAATTCAAACGTATGCTTCTTCTTGTACCTTGCTTTTTGAAGATCATTATGCAGAATACCCGCCGTCCATGATTTCTTTTTTTCTTGAATCCAATCGGTTTCCTCATACCATGAATCAAGAACCAAAAAAATCATTGAACCCTCTTTCTTCTTTTGTATGTCGTCTCCATAAAAAATAAACTATAATTTTTTTAATTTTTTTAATTTTTTTAATTTTTTTAATTTTTTTAATTTTTTTAATTTTTTTATAGTTTTAAAATTTTCAGAAAAGAAATTTCCTCTCTATAGTTTGTAAAAATAGAAATTATGCAAAGAGGTGATAGTCAACGAAAATGGAAGGAGGCAATACGTTTGTTACCAAAATGTAAATACACTCCTCCTCAGCCTCCTCCGCCTACACCTATGGTTACACAAGAAAGTAGTGGGGAAGAGGATAGACGAAAACGTGCCAAAATGGAGCAAGGTGGTGGAGGTGGTGGAGGTGGAGGTGGTGGAGGTGGAGGTGGTGGAGGTGGAGGTGGTGGAGGTGGTGGAGGTGGAGGTGGAGTTGGTGCACAAGTATCATCTTCTTCTTCTTTACAACAACAACGACCACCGTTGTCACAAAGACATCGGAAAGCATTTCAAATTGCCACCTCGTTTCATTCCTTTTTTTCACAGTTGGGGGATGTGGGTCGACTCTCGACCGCCATCAAAGGGGGTCAAGCCTATAGTGTACAGCAACCGTTCAATGTATTGCGTAATATGTTGATACGAGAAATTATGGTGGTGGAAGACGAAACAATTGCTTCGTTAATGGAATATTTTAGAAATATAGCGAACGATGTTCGAAACGGTCTTTATGACGAGGAGATCAGAAAACTGGCAGAGAAGTTACAAAATCGAGGCCTTTTTCCTATGATGGGAAGACCATCGGTTGAAGAAGTGAAACGTGTGGCAGACGATGTTTACAGAAAATATTGTCAGAATCCTCAACAACAAAAAAAAGAACAAGAACAACAAGAAACGAGACGACGGAGTGTGAATACGGATATTTTGAAAGAATTATTTTTACGACGAAAACCAAGTTGTAATATTCATCTTTCCTTTCGAAAACGAAAACCATGGGGTGATGCGACGCGTCAAGAAGCACGTTATCAGAATGGTGTATACTCTTACGTGCGATTTAATTTTTTATTTCCACTTCGAGATTTCGTTTCTGATAAAATGATACATAACGTAACCACATTAAGATTATCACCGAATAAGGCTGAATTATTAGTTCATGCATGGTTACACTCGCCTCCGAACTCTCACCTTGTTCGTCCAGACCTATTTTATAATACCTTAAATAAATATCCATACTTTCACCGAATGATTGAGTATCGGGATGAGGATTGGAAACACGGGATACAGGACGAACAACAGCAAACCAGACAACCACCCTCTCGTCAACAAATACAACTTCTTTCTAAAAAAGAAGATGGTTGTTTTAATGCAGATCATGCTTCAAACACTAAATTTGTTTTCGGACCAAGTCCTACAAGTATCAATACAATCATTAATTTTACGACTTGGTTATTTTCTCAACGTCATCTTTTTCGGTATTTCCAAACCCAAACCGGTGATAAACTAGAAATGCTTTATCAAAAATTATATAACGTCGACACAGCGAATCAAAATCCACATCGACAACAACAAATCATCAACGTTCGAAAACAGGGTGGTACTCCTGATTCCTATATCGGTCCTTTTAATGAAAAGTGTTTTTTTGCCATGACAAGTTTCACACAATACGCCGTGTGTACCTTCCTCGATGGATTCCCCATGCCGTATATTCCATTGGCGGCAGATGAAAACCTCTAACCTATTTTTTGTAATTTTTATAAAAAAGAGAGGGTATGAATGACTAGTTCGTAGGGTAAGATATGGATCATGTTGCAAAGATATTTTCTTTTTTTATCCAACGTATATCGCCAACGATGGAATCGAATCCAATTCTGAATCAATAAATAGGAATACATTCGAAGTTCCGATGAATATTGGAAAGAATTGGCAAGGAGAAAGGAAGAATGGAAAGGTTGTTTGTAGGCTTTTCGTAAATAGTTCCATACGGAAATCGTCATTCGGGGATGTTTGTAGGCATGTTTCCAATTCCATCGGGGAAAGAGGATAGGATCTAATAAAATTAAATCGGGGGAAAACCGTGGATGCGTCGCCAATAGTTTCCAATCCCATGGTTTATCCAGAAAATGGTAAAGAATATCAAATGTTAAAAAGTAATTTCGAGAAAATTGTTTCCAGGGAATACGGTAGGAATTTAAAAGTCTATCAAGTTGATCGATTGTCCATTTTCGATAAAGAAGTAAAAAGGGATAATCCCAAGAGGGATCGGGGTTATGTAGAACTAAAGATAAGGGTAGTGTAGAAGAATACGATAATTTCTTCTTCTCTTGTAAAGACAACGAATTATTATTCTCTTTATGAAAATCTTTATGAAAAGGTGAGTTTGGTAGACGACCAAGACTTCCTAACGACGAGGTGCGTAAAAAAACCCGTTTTCTATATTTGGCTTGAAAATTGTAGATAAATGTTTGGGTCATTTGCGGATGGTCATAAAAGGATGTATATTCCCAACGAACAAACGGGTATTCTTCCAAGATTGCCAAGGGGGTATAAGGATGTCTTGAAATAATTTGTATTGTTTTTTTCGGTATATATTTTTGACCAAATAAAAGTTGGTGAATACTTTCTTTCACAATAGACTTCCATGTTGGAAAATCCAACAATGATTCATCACGATCAAGACGAGGAAAAGATTCAATAGTGCCTCCCTCATATTCATCAAAAATTGAAAATGTACGCAACGAAGAAGAAAGATTATGGAGAGGGGATGATCTTTCTTTTGATATTGACGAGCAGAGAGGAAGTGACGAAGAATATTTTTTTTTGGAAGGAGACCATACAGGAGGAGGTTTGAATAAATAAGTTTTGTAAAATTGATCTTCTTCCTCTGCGATTTTGTCATTCGTATACTTGATGTGATTTGTCTCATACTTCTTTTTATTCTTTTCTTTATCTTCTTCGTATTCTTCGTCGTCTTCTTCCATACGAAACATTTTGCTTTTATTTTATGAGAATTTTTAAGAAAATGATGGATTCTTGTTTTTTTTTCTTTTTCAATCAATAGAACCAAAACATAGAACAAAAACAGAGAAGCGAATTTAAAAATGAGTGATCTTTCAAGAGATACGATATTCTCCAAATATATGAAAAATCTACGTGACGAAAAAAAAGAGTTGGACATTTGGCTTCGACAAGTAAAAAGTCGTCTTTTATCCAAGCCATCATCCTTATCGGCTAAAGAGATTATAAAAGAACCCTCTGATCTTTCCGATGAGGAAGAGGAAGAGGACGAGAAAGAAGAAGACACCATGGAAACCCATATCAATCAAGATGCCGTCGAGACGATTCAACGCTATGAAACCAAAATAGCCTTATTGGAACATCGCATAAGAACATCGTCAAAGGAAGAAGGGGAAGATGAAGTGTTTGAAACCTATTTTCAAAAAGCCTACAAAAGTCATATTCGTCAACAAACCAAAGAAATTCGAAAAAAACAGGAACATGATCGGATTGATGCGGAAAACAAGGCGATTGGTCAATCCATGTTTGAAAAGGATCGTAAACAACGTAGTGATGATCGACATTTGGAATCCCAAACGCGTCGAGAATTGGATTATTTTTTGAAAATGGACGATTCTGTTCCCGATTATATGCAACGGAATCTTAATAATATGTCCAACAATCGAGGATATATATGGCGGGGTGTCCATTACTACGGGCAACGTACCTTATCGTACCAGGATGATCCAGCCACGACGTATATTCAAGAACGACGCAAGGGTGAAAATTATTTAATTGAAGATACCTATCAAAAAGTAAAACGAGTCTTTTTGAAAGGTGCAAAGGGATCTCCTTGTGAATTAGTCGAAGAAATCTATTTTTCATAGGGGGGAACGGGGAGAATAGGTCCACATGCAATTGGTAGTGCACAGACCATCTTTCAATGTTCCATTACATATTCCATTTGTTAGTGGAGGAGGGGTATTCCTGCTTGCCACAAATAAGGTTGTTTTCGAACAGTCTTTTAAAATATTGGGATTTGTCGTCGTATAAATACAGTTTCCACTCGAATTAGGATTCATGGCCATAAGAGTCGTCCATACAATTTTGCCATCGCCACCATTAAAATAGGATTGAGGACAAAGAATAGGAAGATTATCGGAAGGGGGTGGAGAACTTGTCATTATTATTAATTATGATTAATTAATTGTGATGATTATAATAAATAAGAAATAACTTGTTATCTATATCATTAAACACGAAAAAAAGAAACGCAAATTTTTTTATTTTATTTTTTAAAAATAAAAATGCACAAGTATTCTGTTCAAGGGTTATCCTCGAATCCGAAAATTCCTTCTTCTCCGATGCAGGCACTCGAGACCAATAAACCCCATCAGGCGGCAAAGATTTTTTTAGATTCATTGGAAACATCAAAAACACCTGTCCGTATTTCGTTCAATCATGTGGAAGTTACTAATGTCAAGGGAAAAACCATTAAATATTTTGTCGATGTCGAAAATAAAAAATTCTTTAAAAGTGAGCCTATGGATATAGTAACTCCTCCCACCCGACCTCCTCTACCCCCTATTACTGCCCCGGCTGCCAAACGAATGTTGGCGTTTGCCATGAAAGGTGCCGTCGCTCATAACGATCGTTTAGAAAAAAAGAAATCCACCGAGAAGAAAAAGACATCGTCATAAAAAAAAAAAACATTTGGCTAACTCAAAAACAAAATGAAAAAACTTGATTGAATGAATGAAGAGATACACAAAACAAAACAAAAAGTTTTAATCTTACACAATAAAATAATTTTCGATAAAGATTAAGGATACAAATGAATCTTTTATCTTTGAATAAATTTCTTTAATTCATATTTGGAGCAAAAAGATGACGATAGATATTATATCTCCATTCTTCGGTTCGAGAAGAAGAGCCATTTAATAATCGCTGGATTTCACTACACGTCGGACGTTGGGACGGGTTTTCATCCCAACACATTCGAATCAATTTACGTAGACGATGAGGGGTGTAATGAAAGTTGGGTCGATAACCTTCATTTATACAAGCATAAAATTCATCAATATTCATAACATTACAAAAGGCTTCTCGATCTTCCCATATAAGAAAGAGGACCATGCTGAGACTATAAATATCCAAATCTTTTGATTTTCTTACCTCACGTTGTTGTTCTTGATCAAGTTGATGAATGATTTCAGGAGCCATATACCGTAATGTACCTACATTTCCGACACTATTATCTAAAGAGAGATAAGGCGATTTTGTTTCCACATGGAGAGAAGAGGAGGAATCGGATGTATAAATTTTTTTACTAATTCCAAAATCCGCAATCTTACAATGGCCATCTTGTGTCACCAAACAATTTCTTGGTTTTAAATCTCGATGAACGATCGAAGTCGGAAATCGCAAATGTAAATAGGTAAGTGCCATAATGATATCTTTGGAAAGACGCATTCGATCTCGATATTTCAATGGAAATCGTTTGGGTCGACGTAAAAAGTGAAGTAAATCTCCATTCTCAAACCATTCCATAATCAAAGCAATCTTTTCTCCCATTTTTGAATATCCTAAAAAGAGAACAATATTAGGATGGTGTACCAACGTTAAAATATGGAGTTCTCGAAATACTTCTTTTTGTAACTCCTCATTGAGAACTTTGATGGCGACATCAAGACCACGCCAAATTCCTCGATAAATTTTTGAAAAGGCCCCCATCGCAATGGGTGTTTTGGAAACAAAGGTGACTTCTTCACATGGAATTTCCCATTCACTGTCTAATATTTTTGCATTCATTATACTATTTATTAATATACTAATTACTATATTCTATTATATTGAATATTATATTGAATATTATATTGAATGGGAAATTTATAGATTGAAATGATTTTTTTTACCTGTAAATAAAAGGTAAAAAAATAAAAGATAAAAGATATGGTAAAAACTAAAAACGAATATCCGATGGGGAAAATAGGGATTTCTCTTTTAATTATTTTGACAGTGATTTTTATTTTTCTGGTCATTATTTTCTTCATGAAACCGTGTTGTGTAAAACAGACAGAGGAGGACTATAGAATTATCGAAAATCTATCCAATACAACACCTCATCAAAACATTATTTCACCCTCTTCTGAATATGTGTATAGGAATTCTTCCAATCGTAGCGGTAAACGATCGAGACGCCTCGTTGCCGCCGTCGCCCCAACAAGACACAGAAATCAACCTTTGCAAAACTTTACACCCTACCCAACAATAACACCCTCTTTGGCACCTCCTCCCCCAAATGAAGGACCATCATCACCTCCCCCAAACCAAAGACCTCCCCAACATCCCCCTTTACCATCATCTCCCCCAAACCAAAGATCTCCCCAACATCCCCCTTTACCATCATCTCCCCCAAACCAAAGATCTCCCCAACATC